GTGGGCCACCGCAGCAAAACCAAGAGCATCAAGGCTAAAACCCCGAGCTCTTCAAAACGTGTGCCCGCGCATCACGTGGCGAAAAGCTATCATGTCCCCGAATCCGCCACGGAGATTCCCAAGGATTCCGTGAACCGTCGCATCGTATTCCGTTTCGACTGCGTTGACCTTGAGGCCGACTGCCCATGGTCGCTCGCGCACATGAGCGACGAGGAGCATCGGCTGCTGCTGTTGAAGATGCGTGACTTCGAAAAGGCCACGGTGGGCGAGATCATTAGCCCCTCATATCAGGCGTTCACCTGCTACCCTGATTTCACCCAATGCCCCAACCAGACGCCACAGGACCGGCTGGCGAAATACTATGAACGCGAAGGCGATGCGTTGGCCCGGTTCCGATTGGGTGGAACCGAACGCCTGTACGGTTTCCTTGTAGGCAACGAGTTTCACATTCTCTGGTGGGACCCGAACCATGAGGTATGGCCCTCCACTAGGAAACACACCTGACCATCATATTGTAGTGGTATACAAAATGGTCCCGTCCTCCAATACGGGAGGAAAGGTCGGGGAACAGCCTGGCCCCGGTCGGAACCGAGGTTGACACCATGCGTGCCGCTAAGCATAATTGAAGTGTCTCATGAAACGTTAATAGCCAACCGAAATAAGCAAAACATACTTGGATGGTGAGCGTCTGGTATGCGTCAAGTGCCGTGGCCCCAGCAGGGTCACGGCACTTTTCATACGAACAGCAATGGTCCCGTCCTCCAATACAGGAAGACGGGACCATTCATGTTCCTAGCGGCTTGTTCATTGGGCAAGTTGCATGATTCTAGCGGATACACTCGGAATCGTTATGTTGCCGCCCATCGTGGACTCATAGGTTATCGTCCCATCAGTGGTGCCCCACAAATCAACTATGTCATCCTCCAGAAGTCGATTATCGTTGCCGGTGCGCATGTATGAGACGAATATGACCTTGTTGGAATCCCAGATTCCATAATCGCCCTGCTCCACGCTGACTCGATATTGAGTGTCAATATCACCTTCAATGACCTGTACGATTTTCCCATGGAAATGGACGCGCTTGCCCTTGTTCGCATCAGGGTTTCGAGCCAGATCATCGAAAGGTATATCCTGCGCGGACGCCTTGAACTGGTCATCTGATTCATCGGCCGTGACGGAGAAGGTCGCCTCGAACCCCTTGAACTCCACGGTGAACTCCTGCGTCTGACCCGCTTGAAGCTTACCGGGGTTCTTGACGGTGAAGCCCGATATTCCGTCCCTTGTGGAGCCATCGTCATACGTGGCCGTCACGTCTATGCCTTCGGTCGAATTATTTATCTCGGTGCCATCGGCCGTCGAACCCGAATACTCGGCTGTGATTCCAGTCAACGATTTAGGTTTCGGGGTTTCCTTGGTCTTGGAACTCTGGGAGGGGTCGGAGGTCGCAGGCGCGGTTGCGTCGTTCTTGGCTGCTTCGATACCGGACGCGGCCAAGCCGACAATCAATATGAAGACAATGATGCCAGCAATCGCGGCACCTGCGAGGCTGAGGACGAATTGCCATATCTTCATGGTGATTGTTTTTGCGGCGGGCTTCAATCCGCGCGGCTGCCCCGAGGGAAAGTACGGGTCAAGCGGATGTGGGGCCACATATTGCCCGGCCTGCGGTTGTTGCGACTGTGGCGCGTATGCACCGTATGTGGGAGTCGGTTGTGGCGTGGGCTTATCGGCGGACTGCCGCGACGATGGTTGACCGCCCGATTCGACCGGCTGCTGTAATACGGGTGGTTGTTCTGGTTCACTCATTTTTTGTCTCTTCTCTCCATTGGGGTTGGTGAGCTAATTGTATCCACGAACCGTGTTCCCTGATTGCAAGAAACACGGATAAGGTACATAATCATGCGGCCCGTGCGGCAAGATTGTCATGCAGCCATCGCCGGTAGTCCAACAGGACGCCGACGGTGATGCCCAGTTCCTGCGCCATCGCGTAGGGTTCTCCCCCGTACAGGTCTTCCGTGCGCATGTATTCGATGGGATTAATCAGAGAGAACGCGGTCTCCTTGCGGGTGAGGCGTTCTTCTTTCTCCCGGCTCAGTAATCCGAGCCCGTCATCGAAGTGTTTTGCGTGGATAAGCTCATGCTGCAACGTGCATACCCGTTGTTCCATGCTCATGGTGGGGTCGATGTACGCGGTGCGGGTATCGGGATCGTATTCCCCGCACTGCGTCCCGTCGAACTCCTTATCCTCTATGAGGACTCCCATGTGTCGGGCCTCAATGGTGAGGTCAGTCCATGTTTTCACGCCCGGACTCCGCCTGCTTGTTCTCATCCCGATAAGCGGCCTTCTCCACCTGTATCTTCTTGCCTATGACCTTTTCGAGCTGGGACGCCACCGAGGCTGTCTCGGATACCGGCTGGCGCAATGTTTCCTTGGTGAGGCGAGCCAGTTCGATCATCAGCGAACGGCCGGTGGTGCCCGACAATGCGGCAAGAGCATCTACGTCGTTGGTGTCGATGGCCCTTTTGCCGTTGACCCTTTCGCTGACATACGCTTCGGTGAAACCGAGGTATTCAGCAATCTGACGCTGCCTTACCTTGTGCGCCTTCATGTACTTTTTATACTCCGTCGCAAATGCCAAGGCGAACGCAGACATTTCGCGGAAATCATTTGGATTAGCCATACTTAAATCTTAGCATATGCGATACGGCGTGTCTAGTCTTGACAGAAACTTGGCATATGCTAAGTTAATAGACATGAGCAGCACACAGAAACTAACAACAGCCGGTATTCGATACCAACTCTTCATCGCACAGAAAAGCCTCCGATGGCTTGCAGCGAAACTCGGATGGGATGTAAGCAAACTATCCCGCCGACTCGCCGGCCAGCCGGCCTTCAAAGTCGATGAATTGGACATGATCTGCGAAGCGCTCGGAGTCAGTTTCGAGGAACTGCTCACCATCCCAGTGGACATGCATGAGAAGTTCTTCGGCACTGGGACGCCTGACTTGGAGGTAACAGCATGAGTACAGAAAACATGGAAGCCCCTGAGATTTACAGCGGAAAGGTAGGAGTGGAGATCGTACCGGATATGCGCAAGCTCAGGAGCTTCGCCAAGGACTTCATCGCCCTCGTGGACAGTTACTGGCCGGAGAACCCCGGTGGAGTAGACGAACGCGAGCAAGCCTCGCAAGCATCATGGAAAGACGCCTTGCCGCAACGTTCGTCTGATGATGGACCGATACGAATCGAAGAATCATGTACAAGACTAAGTCCAAGACCAATGAGCATGGGGAACATGTCTATGACTCCCCTGCTATCGGCAAGGTGATGTACGACCCGTTGGAGGCGGATGTCACGAAGACCTTTGAGGCCCACATTTTCAAAGGTGAGGCGCATCCGGGATACGTAAAGGTGACGGCACCGCTTTCCGTATGCGAAAAACTGACCCCGGAACAGGCCCGCGAGATAGCGAAAGCACTCAATGATCTGGCGGATAAGGCCGAATCCTTTCCGAAGGAACTTAACCCGATAGGCAGGTGGCGATATGAGTGACGGCAACTATTCGTATGTCTCGGATTCGTCGGAGCGTGTTGCCAACGAGCTGAACATTCTCAACACGTGGATGGCTCAGATCGTGGAAACCGGGCTTCCCCAAATCTCCGCGCAGTTGGCGGAAATCTGGGGAGAACAAGCCAAGCGTCGTGAGTCAGACTCCGAGTTTGTCCAGACGGTCGGAAAGCTCGCGCTGGTTGGCGGTGATAACGTCAATGGCCTTGGCTGTGGAGTCCATCGACGTTTTGATGTGTCTCAGCCAGGTCTCGGCGTTGTTGGAGGCGTTCAGGAAGCTCATGTCTCCCCTGATCTCCCGAGCCGCTTTTTGAAGCGCGTCGATGTCGGTCATTTTTCATTCTTCCTTTCGGGTTTGGCATGTGGTTTGGCGATTACAAGCCTAATCCGAAAGGGCCTTTAAACGATATTCACAAGAAAGAGAAAACAATGGTCAGCCAAAATCGTAACCTTTCCCAGAAGCTCGTGGTCGAGGAACGTCACACCCGTGAATACTTCACCGGCAACGTCACTGCCGAAGGTCTTATCAACGCGGAAATCGACACCGATTACGGTGCCCGCCCCCTCACTCCAAGTCAGGCGCATTTCGCCGCCAAGGCCCTTGAAGACCTGGCCGACTGCGCCGACGAGAAGAACGAGGAATAACAAGTCCTGCCGCAGTGGGTCGTTTTTTATCCACCTATCGACTACAGGCAAATAAATACCATACTGCGATCTACTGCGGCAACCATCGGCCGGAACCCTTCGGGGTGTCTGGACACGCACCGCCACCACCGGGAAAAACCAGAGGACTCGTCATCTCCATCTCTCACAGTTGGTCAACATTGCAGCACAGTGGCGGCAAGGGCGTTCTCGGTCCGAATCCGAGTCCGGCCACGAGGAAAGGACTGTCATGAACAGGAAAACGTATGGGGCGCACTGCTCCGGCTGGCAGCATTCCATGGACGAACGCCGCCACATGGTTGAGAATCTTATGCTGCTTGCCGTCATGACGGTGACGGTATGCGGGTTTCTTGTCCTCGCGTTCCAACCGTATGCGGGACCGTGGAGCATTCTGGCGGGCTTCTGCTGCTGTGCCCCACTGACGTTCGCCTACATCCTACGCGAGTAGCCATAATGCTTCCGGCCGGGGGTCTTTTTATTCCTTACTTTCCTCCCTGGCCGGTGGGGCCAAGCGCACGGTGGCCGTGGTCGTGAAGCGTTCCGATGTCATGGACTTCACGATCACACCCGGGTTCGACCCCCGGCTTGGCGCTCAGAAAAATTTAACCCCTTCGCGTCCTTGCGTCGAAAACCAGCAAAACAAGGGTTTCGGACGTGTCAGCACCGGCGTAGAAGGACAACCAAATAATCAAGCCCAGTGGAGGGAAACAATCATGGAACTCACCCCATTCGACCGTATGAGACTACTCAACGAGGCGCGTGGACTATTGCCGCAGGACGAGCTTGAACGTCGGGCGCGCGTGATTCTCGACGATCCAGCCGCTCCTTCTGAGACGTCGAAGAAACCTGACTCGCCTCGTCTCATCATCAGCGACTTCCTGCGCTCGAAAGGATTCGAGCCGATGAAGAAAAGCGCCCTGCATTTCGGCTCCCGTCTTGCCGAGAACTACAAGATGAAGTTCGGCGCCTACCCGCCGAAGCACGGGAAGACCTACATCTACTACGAGATCGACCGGCCTCTCATGGAGGAGACGTGGGCTCAGATTCAGACGGAGGACGCCGACTGATGGCATCTGATTTCAACTCCATCGCCAAAGCAATCCGTTATCTCGGTGATTGCGTCCGTTATCTCGCGGACAAGTATGTGGCCGTGAACGATCGCGTGTACTCGGATTGGAACGAGGCCTCGAAGGTCGTGGGAGACGTTGGCCGTGACCATGTGGCCGATTATGCGGAGGCCTCTCACAAGCAGGGCAAGTCGCGTACTTGGCGTCACAGTCACCTGATGGAACGTGAAGAACAACTGTCCATGCAGTCAAGGGGTTCTCATGTTGACCCCGAATGATGTCCGGCATAGAAAGTTCCGCACGTATCGTTCCCTGCTTTACGGAGAGGTCTACGACGCGGAGGACGTTGACGATTTTCTCGACTCGGTGGCCGACACCATCAAGGTTTTAGGCAAGGAAGTACTCAAAGCAAGAAAGGAGTGGCAATGACCGTCGAGCAGATGGCCGATGACGATTACTTCGCGTTTGACGCGGTGGACCAGACCGCGTTGAAGAAGTATCTGGTCAGCCCGTTGGCGTATTCGCAGTATCTGACCGGCGAGCATTCGTCCTCCCCCCAGTTCGAGTTCGGGAAGGCGGCTCACAGTCTCATATTGGGCAGTGGCCCCGAGGTGCTGGTGAAACCGAACCTACGCACCAAGGAAGGCAAAGCCAGGTATGCGGAGACATTGAAACTGCATGAGGGCGAGGATATCGTATGGCTTTCCCCCGATGATGTGGAGAAGGTCGAGGCCATGCGAGATATGGTTGGAGATTTCTTCACGAAGCTGGATGGCCAGCCGGAGGTGGCGATGATCGCCGCCGACCCTGATACCGGATTGTTGATTAAGGGCAAGGCGGACTGGTTGCCGTCCACTCCCGACCCGGATGGTGTGCTGCGTATCCGTGATTACAAGACCACGGTGAAGTCGCCGGACGAGTTCGAGCGTTCCTGCTGGCAGTACGGGTATCACATTCAGGCCGCGTTCTACATGCGTCTCTACCGGTTGACGATGCCCGAATATAAGGGGCCGTTGGGTTTCGAGTTCGTCGTGCAGGAGAAGAACCCGCCGTTCGACTGGATGCGCTACGAGATTCAGGAGGATTCGCCCATCATCACCGAACTGGCGGAACCGAAGATAAACCACGCCTTGCAGGGCATCAGATGGTTCCGTGACAACACGGAGGACCCGTTGGAGGCCATGAGGGCCTACGGGTTGCCTAAATACCCGAAGGATGTCGTGTTCCCCGACTGGAAGCTGTTGGAGGAAGAGGAGGAGATTGAATCATGGCGGTAATTAAGAAGGACGCTCGGGGCGGTCGTGGCACGTATGCGACCCTGGCTCAGGTCGTGAACTATGTGGACGAGCAGGGGTTCGACCTGCAATGGCCGACCCAGTTGGTTGACGGACGCCTGTATGTGGATACGGCCGTCAGGAAGAAGGGCACGGACAAGTGGATTGCCAGTAATTGTCTTATCCCGGTCGAGGTGGGTGATTCGCGTGGCATGAGCGTCATGCAGGCCCTCGGTTCCGCATTGACGTATGCGCGACGCTACAGCACTTGCGGCGCGTTCGGACTGGCGACCACGGATGATGACGGTGAGACCAGCGGCTACAAGAAGCGTTCCACCAAGGGCATGACCGACGAGCAGCAGCAGACGATTGACCGGATTCTCCAAACCATGCGTATTCCCGATGGTCAGGAGAACGGTTTCATCAGCAGCGTGCTGCAACGCAACGTGGTCTACGGGAAACTGTCTGAATCGGACGCGGCCACATTCATCGAATCGTACAACCGCAACAAGGAGAAGGAGCCTGCCCTCCAGTGAGCTTCACACCGAAACCTGGCTGCAAGTGCACCAGATGCCTGTGGGCTCACGGGGACAAGATCACGCTCCCCCAATGCCCCACATGCGGTGCCGTTGATTGCGCCGGAGCCCAATCACACATGCTGGTCTGCAACAGGCGGGCCATGGAGAAACACAAGACGAACAATTACAGGAGGAATGCGTAATGGCCGGAGAACCAAGCATCGAGTTTACCGGATATGCGGGAGAGATCAAGGATTTTCAGGATTCCAGTATTCTCAACGTCAGCGTCCATCCGGGTTACACGGATAAGAACACGAACCAGTGGGTTGACAAGGAGCCTCAGTTCTATGGTGTGCGTCCCTTGTCGAATCAGGCGAAGGATGCTTTGAATCAGGTTCGCCAGTTGAAGTCCCAGCCGAACATGAGCGTGAAGGTTCTTGTGAACGGCAGCTTGTCCAAAAGAGTGTCGGAAAAGGATGGGAAACGGTATGAGAATTGGGATGTCGCGGCCCGCACCATTGCGGTGTTGAGCGCGAAACCCAAGGCCCAGCAGTCTGGTTTCCAACAGTCGCAGCAGCAGTATCAGCAAGGATTCCAGCAGCCGCAACAGGGATTCCAGCAACCGCAACAGCAGTATCAGCAGCCTACGGACCCGTGGAGCCAACCCCAGGACGAATACGGAAATGGGCAGATCTAACCCGTCCCAACACGTCAAGGATTTGGTGGACGCACGCGACCAATACCGGTGCGTCCGCTGCGGCAAACCATTCCATTGGAGCGGTTTCAGCCGGCATCATCGCAGACTCCGGTCACACAAGTGGCCGGGACTGCATGAGGCGTCGAACCTCATCTTGGCGTGTGGGAGTGGCGATACGGGATGTCATGGGTGGATTCACGCCCATCCGCGTGAGGCCATGAGCTTGGGGTACATCGTGAGCGGTTTCAACGATCACCCCGAACTGGTGCCGATTCTCACCGCCCAACATGGTTGGGTGCTTCTGGACGATAAGGGAGGTTGGACGCGATGCGAACCGCCGAAGCAGTAAGCCTGTTGTTCATCCTGTTCTGCCGTGACCCGCAGTTTCGGCGGGCGTTGTACAAGCTCGACCCTGTGTTGTTCCGCAGGTTCACTAATGGGGAGGTGTGGCTGTGAACGTTGATGACATGACCGATGAGGAGTTCATCGACTATTGCCGGAACGGCGGCGAACTGTCCGGCCTGATAACTGAACGTCATCCGAAATGCGATTGGTGCGGTGGCATGTGCCGGGTCGGCAAGGATGGCATGTGCCGGAACTGTCGTGTCAGGGAACGGCGTCGAACCGACCCCGAGTATGCGCAGCATCTGCGTGATCTGGCGAATCGGCGGAACGCTCGTAATCGTGAGAAACGTAATGAGTATGCACGCCGGTACCGGTCGGAGCATTTGGCTCAGGCTCGGGCTTCGGCTCGTAAGTATGCCGCCGCCCATCAGCGTGAGATGGCTGAATACCATCGCCGTTGGAGGTCGGAGCATCCCGAGAAATACGCCCAGTATGAGGCGAAGCGGAAACGTAAACGACAACTAGCCAAGGAGGCTGTCAATGAGTGAGAAACCATTCTGGGCAGGTAAGACCCTTATGGAGATTCAGAATCTCGATAAGCGAGTCAAGGTGACAATGGAGAACGGAGACGTATTCATAGGGAAGCTCGTGCGGCGTTCCAGAGACACGGACGGTATATGTAGCCTTTCGATGCAACTCGACGCGCATCGAACATATTTACACGTGTTCTCGGCTGAATCATCTGATACGCAGCCCATCATTCCCAGTTACGTCGATACCGTCGAATTGTTGGATGACCCCAACTACGAGCGTATCGAGGAGGCTGATGACCTCCAAGAGAAAGATATTGCCGTTATGCTCGACGGCAACCGCTACAAGGTCACAGATGTGGAAAAAGGCCGTAACCGATTCTGGGGTCGGGTATACGGCGCTGTCAGGCCGGAATGTATCGTCCTTGGCTTCAACGCCTTCACCTACGGACTCCGTCCGAAGCCCCGGCTTCCTGACAAGCCTGGACTGTGGTTGGACAAGGACGATAACACATGGGTGATGGGCGAGAATGCCTTTCCACTCACGTGTATTGATGCCGGTAATTGGAGTATCACGCGCCCGCAGTTCTCAACGGATAGCGTTCAGGTTCTAAATGCTGCACCGTTCCGATTGGCTAAGGCGGTGGAAGCATGAGCAATCGTATTGTGAAATTGCCCTCGGTCGAATCTTTCGGCCGTCTCACGCCCGACAAGTGGCTGGCCTTGAAGAATCTGGAAGAGAGCGCCGAACTGGTCGAAGCCTGCAAACAATACCTGAAAGCCAGCGACCCGACAGACCCGAGCGGCATTGGCCGGGAGTTCGATGATCATGCGAACTGCCTCGCCTGCTTCGGGGTGAACGTGGGCGGCGAGCTCGGCGATGACCGGGACAAGGCGAAAGCCGGATGGATAGGTTACGTGCGCGACCAGCGCCGCCAAGCCATGCTCGGCGAGCTCGCCGACGTGTTGCAGACGGTCGGCAACCTGATCACCGCGTTCGACATCACCGACGAGGAACTTGCTCAGTCTATGGATGATTGCCTTGTTCGCAATCAGGAACGAGGTCGACTGTGAGCATCATCAGCAGTGAGGCGAAGTGGGCTGTCCTCCAACGAGTTGTCCGTCTATCCCTCGAGGAAATACGTGGCACGACCAAGGGCAAGGAATACGAGGCCGGTTTTATCGCCGGAGCCACGCGCCAGCCCACGAACGAGGAAATCGAAGCCGGGGCGAAAGCGTTCTACGAGGCGTTGAAGCCCGACTCTTACCCTCAATGGGATTCTGACTGCGCGTTGAGGGCCGAATACTACGACGCCATGCGACTCGCAGTCAAGGCAATGCAAGGAAAGGCAGCGGAAGAATGAATCTTTTAGATGAAACCAAGGATGCGATATCACAAAGCGGGCATTCGACCGATGACGTTCGATTCGTCGGCTCCCGCGACGGGAAGCTGGGAATTCCGTGGAGTCAGGCCGAAAAGGTGCCCGACATGGATTCCGACGACGGATGGGGGGGTCAGGAGATGGCCGCCGATCTGGTCGTGGTGTTCACCGATGGCGGGTTCCTGCGCCGCGAAGAATACGACGGCAGCGAATGGTGGGAATATGAGCCACCGTTCAGAGGCCCGGAGACGCAGAAACCGTTCAGGCTCGTGAAGCTGACCTATTCCGCGGACTCGCTTGAAGACATCAATTACCCGATGGAGGCAACGGAGGAATGAGCGACATGAGGAGCTTCATCAAGGTTGAGCACAGTCGTTTTACTTTGATTTTGCGCAAGGGGATGCTCCCGTTCCACTGGATTGCGGAATCCCACGTCTACCCGGACAAGGGTTATGTCACATCGGTGCGGGAGCGCGCCAACTACGGCGCAGTATGGGCGTTGAGCAGTATGGGCGCTCTCGATCAGGTCATGCCCTCGATCTGGGAGGACATCAAATGGTTGGACGAAAGGATGGACTGATGCGTTTTCACAAAATTAGCCCGTGTCCCAAATGCGGGGGCAAGGTCAAGGCGAAATGGGAGGAGCAGCATTATCTGTCCGCTTTGGTCTTCCGGTGCGGCGGATGCAGGTATAAGCCGTATGCTCTCGCGTTGAAGTCGAAGCCCGCAGTGGAGTGGGAGTGGCCGAAAGACATGATGCTCGCCGCCGCTATCCGTCGTTGGAATGCGATGTGCAACGGAGACCGGAAATACAAGCTGATTCGCGAGAGTCTGGGAGGCAGACGATGAGCACTCTGGATATTTTGGGCAACACGAGCGAGCAGGCGGATTCGATACGTCTGATGCTCAAAGTGCGGGGCATGAAGAACGGTCGTTTCATCGACGCCGACCCGCTCATTATCCTCAAGGCCGACAATCATCAAGGCTCCGACAGGTGGGACGTGTATGTCAGCAAGACGGTGTATCCGACCGCCGAATCGTATGGCACGCTCGCCGGCGTGCTGAGGATGCTCGCCGACGACGTGGAGATCATGGCGCGAGAGAAGGAAATGGGAGGCGGACAATGAGTTGGCTTGATGACTTCTACCGGATAGTCGGCAAAGGCGACGTGCGGGACTCCGATTTCATTCGCAACGGCGAAAGCTTCTACTGCCCCCAATGTGGCAGACACCTAAAGGCCGCTACAGGAACCGTGAAAGGCTCCGAGGAGAAACGCTATCGGTTCAAATGCGTTGACCGAATGCATTACCGCACCAAATGGCATGAGTCGTATCAGGCCGCGTTGATGGAAATGATCGAGACGTTCGAGAAAGGGGAAAACGCATGAACAAGATTCAGCTTACGGACCATTTGACCGCGCGAATCAGCGCGGAAGGCACCTGCGGCCGTTATCGAGCCAAAATCTACGAGGACGGCGACTTCAGAGAGTCCCTGTACGCCATGAGCCTCAAACGTCTCAAGCGCAAATGCGAGAAGTATGCGAAGCGTGAACGCAAGGCCATCGCATATGTCGCCACGCTCAAGGAGGAATCATGAGCGTAAGTAGTCTCAAAACGCGAAGAAGGAATTGAATTGAGCGGCTGGCGTGACAAGGCCGCGTGCCGTGACATGGACCCTGACCTGTTCTTCCCAACCACGTCCAGCGAGGAACGATTGGCGCTCAAGGCCTGCGCCCAATGTCCGGCGATATGCGAATGCGCACGGTACGCGGCGCAACACGACAGAATCAGCGGCTACCCATTGCAAGGCGTATGGGGTGGCGTGAACAGGAGCAGAAGAAGGAATCGAAATGAGTGACAAGGATATGGTCACGGTTTACGAACGACGTGACGGCAGCAAACCCGGATTATGGTCCGTGTACTGGTATTTGGGGTGGGACGTGTTTTTCTCGTTCTCCCTCGCGGTGGGCATCACGTCAAAGAATACGATGATGGTCATTGTTCAAGCGTTTTGTCTGCTGGTTTTTCTTGGACTCACCGTCTGGCAGTTGAACCATCTGACTTGGAGCATCACCGATTATCGGGTGCGTATCAGCTCTAATTTGGAGAAGGGGGCTCATGTTGAGCAAAGCGAAAAGTAAAGCATGGCAACTGCTCATTGAAGACTCGAACCGTCCGGCAGAGGAGATTCGCTTGGCTACCGGATTTCGGGTCGATGTGATCGAGCAGATGCGCGTGGACGTGCAAAAACGACTACGAGACAACCCGGAGTTCTGATTATGAGACCGAGTTATCTGCCCGTCCAGTATGAGCATTGCCCGTACTGCGGAGGAATCTTGAACGTATTCGGGGACTGCGTGGACTGCCAGTTTCACGATGACCCGACTGAATGGTGGATGGACGAATGAGCCGACAGAAAGCCAAAGGCACACTGCTTGAATCCAAGGTGGTCAACTATTTGCGCGCCCGGTTGGGTGACAGCGAGCAGACGATACACCGTGAAGTGTTGCATGGGACGAAAGACCAGGGCGATATCACCGGTCTGCGTATCCACGGCCAGCCGGTCGTATTGGAGTGTAAAAACTACAGCACCTACGCTGGGAGACTCAAGGAGTGGATGCAGGAGGGTCGCACCGAGGCGGGTAACGCTGACGCACCTTACTGGTTCGTCGTGTTCAAACAGAAGGGTCTCGGCTTGAACACGTTGTCAAGCATGGACAACCAGCCCGTGCTCACCGACTTAAAGACCCTCGCATTGATAGCAGGACATGGAATCATCGAAGGAGACGAAGAATGAGCTACGACCTGTTCATAGTGGACAAGGATGTGCCGGAACCGGAATGGTTTGACGTATGCGAACGGGACGGCGAGCATGTGCGGACCGCTCATGGCCATTATTTCAACTACACGTATAATCTATCCGCGTTTTTCACCGATTACAAGGGCCATCCTAAGCATGACCTGGACGGGTTGACGGCCGGGGAGGCCGCAGCCCGTATCGACAAGGCGTTGAAAGACATCTACTTGGAACCATTGTATGTTTTGCGCGGCAAATACAATCCGCCGAACTATTGGGGCAGCGTGGACAGCGCCATCGCATGGTTGAAACTGATATACGACTATTGCCGGGAACACCCGGACTATATCGTGAGGGAACGCTCCTAAGGGGAAATGATGGAAGATAGGAAACTCGTTGATTTCGCCCATTGGCTGAACGATCATCCGGGCGAATGGAATCTTTGGCCGTATCTCATTCTGATACAGGCCGACCGCAGGGATACCGTCGCATCGATGAGGCTTGTCATGGACCGCATCAAAAATCATCGGTATGACGAGTTCCGCGTGGACACCGCCCTGCTCGAATACGAACTGTTCAACGGTTTCATGGGCTTCGACAACGGTGGCGTGCATGAGAATGGTCTCGCGTTGAAGATGAGGCTCAAAGCATGACCGTGCGTGGAGATGACCGCAAACTCATGCATTGGATAGCCTCGCACGGCTACACGGTGGTACGCGCCGGCAGCGGCCACTGGAAGATATTCGATGACGGCGTGCTGCTCACGGCGACGAGCGGCACGCCCTCGGACTGGCGAAGCCGCCACAACTTCATACGAGATTTAAGGAGACGAACATGTTCAATCTAGCATCGAAGATTCGGCACTGCTGCCCCCTCTACGGATGTGTCCCGCTCATATTCGAATGGAGAGGCCGCTACATGTTTTTCTGCACCCACTTGGAAGCCCCTTATGCCGATACGAGAGAGGAAGCATGGGATAAGTGGTGCGGGATGGTTGAGAATATTTGGGAAAGGGACAGGAAATGACCTGGATCATACGAAATTCTGGAAGGCAGTAGCCGAGAACCGCAGTGAGAACGCGGTCGCTGCCCTCGAAACCATGATTGAGGACACGAAATGAGCATGATAGTGAGAACAACTTACAAGGCAAAATGTGACTACCCGGGATGCCACATGGAATACGACTTCTGGAATACAAGCGAGGAAAACGTAACCAGTGAGATTACCGATGACGAAGACTGGTTGTGCCTGTTCACAAGTGATAATGAGCCGCGATTCTTCTGTCCACTGCACTTGCGATACGCGCAAAACTCGCAGCATGACTGGCTGATCGTATTTTACGATTCCGACAGTCCAGACACGCAGCCAACCTTGCATGCTCTAAACAAGTACTACGAGGATATGAGCACACCGCAACCACTGCCAAAACTGGAATGCGAGGACACCATACTAGCGATTCTCACAAGCGAGGACACGAAATGAGCAGACGATACAAGGCTTGCCCGATATTTTGGGATGGTCGCCCCCAAAGGCGTTACTTGGCCAATCTGGAGACGCTCAGAAGGCGGCTGGACGAGGGCTGGCGGGTTACGCGCGTGGACTGCCTCCCAACCGATACCAAGTCTGGCACCAGCGACACCACACTCATGTACATTCTTGAGAAAAGCGACGACGAACCAGAAACCATACACAGCTCAGAACAGTTGGACCACGAACGCCGCAAAGCATGGCGAGAAGGCTATGCCGCCGGTTGGAAAGACCATGAATGCGACTTCCCGCCATATACAAGCGGAAACCCATACAAGGAGACCAACAAAATCGGAAAGGACGGTGAGCGATGGGCGGATTGGACAAGGTCGAGAAAAGTTTACCTACATGCTCGAGGGGTACAGGCTGATCCTCTGGGAAGTGCGGGGAAAAGCCCGGATAGCTGTAGCGGCACGCGACTATCTGACCGGGATGCTCAACCCGATACCGCAACAAACGTTGGATGATGCTGACGCATTAGCGCGCATATTCAAATGCAAGAACTACAGGAACAACGAAACGGAGATGTGGGAATGAGCATCGCGGAACAGGAAGCCGAGAAGGCGTATCCGACCCGCCACTGGGAAGGAACGCATGTCAAGGAACTGTTTTACTGCGACACGGACGATTTGCAGGAAGCTTACCTGCGTGGCCGCAACGCACCACCCACGAATGCAGAGATTGAGGCCGTGGCGAGACGGCTCTGCTGGAACAGCTGCAAATGGGATGGCGTCGATAGCTACGCGGCGAAAGACGAGGATGACGCATGGAATTATGCCGGTGAGATTCCCGGCTTCCATGAGGAATATATCCGACAAGCCAAGGAACTACTCGCACTGGCGCGGAAGGCGGTAAACGAATGAGTTGCATTGGCAAGGCCGAAACACTCGCCATCGCCGCCGCCGTACTGTTCTCCGTACTGTTCTTCGCCCTCGTTGCCTATCTCGGCTGGGCTGAAGCAACGGCGAACACCATCATCCTCCGCGACGGCAGCCGATCATACGCATGCCAGACCAGCAGAATCTCACAAGCGCCACACAACTGCAAACCGGTCAAGGAGAAATCATGAGCATCGGATACGTGGAGTGCGCCCACTGCGGCGAGACTGTCGGCACATATTACGTGACATGCCCCTACTGCTGGTACAAGCTGGCCGCGCGCAAGCCGACAACTGGCATGGACCCGCTGTATGGCATGACCGACAGCGAATTCTACAAGCGATTCGGGAGCATGTGATGGAAGATGTTGGAATTCTTCCTTGGCCCCCACCAAGCTTGGAGGAACTCGAAGAAGCTTTGGATTCGATAGACCACAACGGAATCACAAGAGGAGATTAGGCGATGGCTAGACGTGGATACGTGCAGCTCGTGAACGGCTTCTACGACAACGACAAGGTGCGGGACCTCGTGCGCATGGGCCGCGCCGATTCCGTTGGCGGGTATTGCATGGCGCTCTCGTTGTGCGGTGACAGGCTCACGGACGGTTTCATCCCGCGCCGCGCCATGCTCTCCAACATCGGTGCCACCCCCGAACAGGTGCGGGCGCTCGTGGACGAGGGGATGCTCGAAGAGGTGGACGAGGGCTGGATAATCCACGACTACACCGTCCACAACCGCACCAAGGAACAGGTGCTGCACGCGCGCGCCGACGCCAAGGAACGCAAAAGCAAATCCCGATGTCACGCCACTGTCACAAGCATGTCACAGCGTGACAGTGCTGTGACATCGGGACAAACACCAGAACACCAGAACACCAGAACACCAGAACACCAGAATGAATTATCTAAAGATAATTCAACTCCCCCTACCCCCTCAAAGCCTGACTTCGCTGGACTGCTCGACAGTCTTGAGCGTATTTACCCGACGAACAGGTTCGATGGGAAGACATCTCAGGCTCGAATGCAGTTGGAAATCGAATGGCCCAAGATCGTGAAAGCCGCCGGCGAGGCTGACCCGTGCGAGTTTCTTGAAGCCAAAACCCGAGCGTATGTCGGGGCCACCGAGGAACGGTTCGTGAAGACGTTCAGCCGGTTCATCGGCGGGGAACTGTACGCACGCAACTGGGAGAAACCCAAACCGGAGACCCCAAGGGCCCGGCAAGTCCAGCCGGTCAAGTCCCGCAGCCAGCAGAATCTCGAAGCGAACATGGCGAAAACCTGGCAGTACATGACCGAGGAGGAGCGTGCCCGATACTCGCAGGGAGGTTTCAATGCTCAGCAAGGGTGAGGCGGCGGCGTTGTTGTCGCTGATTAACGCGCATCACGGCAACGCTCAGTGGGATGATGTTCAGCTTGATGCGTTTCATTCGGAACTGCGTTCGGATATCACGGCAGCAGAGGCGCGTGAGGCCGTTCGACGCTTCTACGCGGACAACAGCACGGGTCGCTGGTGTGGTTCCGGCGACATCAACGGCATCGTCCGCAAGCTGCGCAACGGTGCGAAACCGTCCGAAGCGCAGATAGGCCGGGAGTGCGAACGTCTGGGACTAGTGGAAGATCAGGCGTGGTTGTATCGCCGGCAGCGCATGATGGGCCGTTCCTCGGACGAGTCTCGACAGGTGGCGTTGGCCGCGCGTGACCCGCTGCGCTTGCCGCCCGCGAAACCCAAGCGCCGGCGTGAGTCCAGTGATTTCAATCCGGGTTTGGGCGTGACATTGGACGAAGTTCTGGCGACACGCCGTCCGGCTGAACAATGACCGGTTTGATGGCATAATTAAGAGTTGCTGACACGTCCGAGACCTTCAAAAAAACCGAAGGTCAAGGTCACTATTGTCTTTTTCCACTGAAAACACGAGGCTCTGCCGCTACCACGGTTGCTGGCGGGATATCGTCACCGACGCGCCGTCGCCGCTTATCGGACATGGCGTCGAACCGAACCGGAATCTCCTGTGCGACAAGCACGCCAGCCAGTTGACCGGCGACCTGCGATGGTTGGACCGCAGTCTGCCCGACCTGTGCGAGTATCGCATCAACCGCGCCTACGGGCACAAGAACGGTGGCGGCGGTCAATCCGGCACTGCGCCCGCACCGTTACGCGAGGCCCTGCATGATCTGCTGTACGCGGACGATGACCACGGTTATCCGGGGTTGCAAGGCACGTTGTACGAGTGGGTGCGCAGTCTGAAAATCAATCTGCCCGAGTCCACGCCACTGTCGGACATGGTTCGCCGTATCGCCGATCATCCGAAACTCGTGGAGCATTCGAGCACCCCTGTGTATGCGGAACTGGTTCACAGTCTGACACGCAAGCTGCGTCGTTTCCTCACGGACGATGACGGGGAAACCGTATTGTACGGGCCATGCCCCGCCGACAAGTGCTTGGGTCAGCTTTCCTGCTATGCGGACGCGGAGACGGCGAAATGCCCGAAATGCGGTTTCAGTATGCCGGTAGCCCTTATCAGGGCGGAACGGGTGAAACGTCTCCTCCAATCGGAGGCGGTGAGAACCCGTGGCGAACTGTTGGACATCATCAAGGCGTGCGGGATGCGCGTGAACCGCAGCACTTTGCGCAGTTGGATACATCGAGGCCAGTTGCCTCAGCAGGGCGAGGATGCGTACAGCAATCCGCTCTACAGGTTCAGTGACTTCTACCGTCTCGCGTCCGGCTTGTCGGAGGACGCGGACGTGTGGGAGATCATGCAGGTTTCGCAAAACCAATCCAAGGAAGGAGACACCAAGTGAGCAACCAGATTCAACCATTCGACTTCAACAGCATTCAGGTGCGTGTCCTAACCGATGAACACGGCAACCCGTGGTTCCTTGGAGCGGACGTATGCGCCATTCTCGGTACGGCCACCAACCATATTCGGGAATACCTCGATGCCGATGAAATCACCAATATCCGTACTACGGACATTGCCCAGAACGGCGGCAAGGCACCCGTTTTCGTGTCCGAGTCCGGCTTGTACTCCCTCGTGTTACGCAGCCGCAAGCCCGAGGCTCGCGAGTTCAAACGCTGGGTGACGCATGAGGTGCTGCCATCGATTCGCAGGCATGGTGCGTACATGACCGAATCGACTTTGGAAAAGGCAGTCACCGAACCCGACTTCCTTATCCGACTTGCCACACAAATCAAACAGGAGCGGGCGGAAAAGGAGAAGGCCCAAGCACAGGTCGAACGGATGCGTCCCAAGGCATTGTTCGCTGACGCTGTGGAAACCTCGAAGACCAGCATCCTTGTGGGCGACTTGGCGAAAGTCCTGAAAGGCAATGGCGTGGATATTGGCGGCACTCGCTTGTTCGCGTGGCTGAGGGACAACGGATGGCTGATGAAAACCGGCAGCTCTCGCAACATGCCCACGCAGAAATCTATGGAATTGGGCTTGTTCGAGATCAAGGAAACCACCGTGGTTCACTCGGACGGTCACACGACCATCAACAAGACGCCGAAAGTCACGGGCAAAGGTCAGACGTTCTTCGTCAACAAGTTCCTCGGACACAGGGAGATTACTCAATGAGCATCAATCTTGGCACCACGGAAGTGGTATTGGGCTTGTATTCCAAGGCGCTTCAACTAGCCACGTTCACCGTGGAAGTCCCGGTGGTGGGCGAACTGGAACCGGGCAGCGTGTTTATAGGTGACGACATGCGACCATGCGCGCACGTGACCGTGATGCCGCCGCCCGACGGTTCCGTCGAAAAGGCCGTTGGAGCCGGTGTTGAAGCGTTTCAGAAGGCGTTCAACGAGTCGATGGAATCGAGGGGCATGTGAACCGGCTGAAACGACTGTTGCACTTGGAGGAGCCGGAACCGGTCGAAAAACCGGAACCTGAACCACCGGTAGTGGAACCATGCCCCATCTGCGGACTCGTACCCAAACTGAAGCATGTGTGCGTCACCCGCAACTACCGCGACTACTGGCTGGAAAAAGACTCGTGGCAGCTCTTGGAATGGTGCGATCACGTCGAAAGCATCCTTTCGTTCGCCTCGTTTTTTGAAGACGAGAGTGTTCAGAAGTGGAATACCGGTTGCAGACGGTTGAAGGCAGTGGTTGACGAGCCGGTTCCCGAATGCCCCGCCTGCGGGGAGAAACCCGTCGTGCAAACGGACTCGGAGTCGGACATCCCCCAGCTTGTCTGCTCATGCAACGAACTGTTGAGCAATGTGGAGATAACAAACGTCTATAAGCGCAAACGCGAGTGGATACGTCGCTGCAATGCGTTGAAACGCAAGCAGGACAACGTGAAAGACATGGAACAGCTTATCGGAGAAACACAATGAACGGACATTATTCGGTTATCACGAATTTCGGCTGTCATTGGACATGCCCTTACTGCATCGTCAGGGAAACCGGATTGAACGTGCCGGTGACCGACATGCAGGCCACGCTGCGGACCATCAGCCGTGAAAGCGAACGCCACCCCATGAGGTTCCTGAGCTTCAGCGGCGGCGGAGACCCCTGTTTCCCCATGCGCGAGCCGGAAGCATCGAAACGTGTCGCCTTCTACCGGGAGGCGATACACAGGGCCGGAGGCTGGCTCACGGAAACCGAGATGCACACCAGCTACTTCCAATGCGGACGCAACGTGGCTCAGGTCATGCAGCAGATCAGGTTCAGCCGCGTAGTGTATCACATGCGGCCCACGAGCTTGTCCGATGACGTGGCGTTGGCATTGCCCCGCAAATGGTTCGACCGTCAGAAGGTGCGTGTCGTGTACGTGGTCACCCCCGATTTCACGCCGGAGCGTATCGACCGGATAGCCGGTCTCGTGGCCGATAGCAACGTGGTTGATGAACTGTCGTTCAGGCAGAAGGTCAACCCCGACAACACTATCGACCACACGTGCGAGGAGTATTTGAAGGCCGGCCATCAAAACCGCTGGTGGTACATCCAACAGGATGATTACAACACGTATGTCGTGAACGACCGGCTTTACACACGATTCAGCGATATCGGCAAGGAGGACCACAGGTGAGCAAGAAGATTCGCGTCGGCTGGGATGACCTGAAGCCCGGCGATTTGATTCACGTCAAAGGCAGCACGAACACGTATGTGTTTAAGGGCTGGTTTTTGGACGCAGCCAGCGTTGACCATCGTAAATCTGGCGCAGAAACCTACGTGATTACGAGGTCCAAAAACAATTCACCAGTAGATGTAGCCATTGTTGTCACTCACGACAATTTCGCGTACGCGACCCGTCCCGCACCAAAGAAGCCGCGTCCAAACATCGTGGAGCCGAAGGCACCGGGGGAATACTGGCTGCGTGTTCATGCGGGGGAATTGAACGGCTGGTATATGTGCATTCGCCGCCAATTCGACTCGATTAAGGACTCGTGGGATAAGCCCAGTGACCTCAGGGCATGGCAAACAGTCATGTGGGGCATTATTGCTTTCTCCCCGTGGCTGACGTGGCATGAAATGGTGGACGGCATGCATATGTCTGAAGTGTTGACCGCTGAGGAATATTACATGCGCAAAGCCAAGGGGGAACTATGAAGACCATTCAGGCAGCAGACCTGTCACCTCGCATGCTGGGAAGAAAAGTCATCATACAGGTCGGCAAAAGCGTCATCAGGGGCATGATCGAACACATTGAAATCGACATGCGAACGGAATGCACGTTCAATGAGTATCAAAAGCCAGGGAGCAGAATCATAACCCGTGAATATATGACCATTCCCACCGGAGAGATTCGCGTCACCGTCGGCGGTATTGATCTCAAACTCAACGACAATCACGTAATCACCGTGGCGGACTCATGAGCCAACCGATGACTCTACCCAGCCAGCTCAGGATCGTAAACAACAAGCTGACGGAACTGGGCAAGATCATGTACTACCAGCCTGACCTGTTCTGCAGTAGCGTCAGGCTCCAACAAGGCATGATCGGTTGCTGCAAGGCGTATCTCAGCTACATGAAATGGCACACGCTGACCGTCTCCCAGTATTTGACGGAGTCGAACTGGGGTATGAGACGTGCCCGCGCAAGCTGCTGCCTCACCAAACAAGCATATCGTGCCGCTTATGGCCTGCCCGACTTGGAGCGCAGGGCGGACACCCTGTACTGGATGCGGAGGCTCCACTAGTGGAACCAGTGCCAATCATCTTGTTCATGCTCCTATTGGGAGCCGTCGCTATTATCGAGAATCGGAGGAAACATTGACCGAGGAAACAATGAACAGCATGACTAAGGGAACCATTTTTACGGCTGGCTCATTAGGCGATTTGCCTGATTTCAACCAGTGGCCTATATGGTTCACGCCGAAACTGATTCTGATTATCAACCATGCGTGCCGTAGGTTCATCACACGTTACGCAAAAGGCGTGGACGGTAAAATCGTTCAGCGTTTCTATCGCGCACTGAGGGACGCATGGCTTCGGGGATACATGACCACTATAGAGGCATGGGCGGAGTTTTACGTATTCGTAGCGCATTTCCACCGCCACTACCTGCTGTGATAGGAATGCCGTCCTAGTGTGCTTCCATGAGAGGCAGTGACGGCTTTTAACGCGCCTATCATAGCTTGAAACCCGTGAAAATCTATTTTTTATTGATCTTCACGGGTTTCAGTGAATGAAAAGCATGTTTTCGTATAATCGGGCCCACATTTATGGTTTTATTCGCTTCGCTCACACATCAGCGGAGCCGACACGTCGATTTCCGAGCCAAGCGGCGCGGAAAGCACCTCATGCACGTCCGGCGCAAAATACAGGTTGCCTCTTCCAGACGGGTACACACGCAGTACGCCCACGGACACCAGACGCGAAAGCGCGTGCTGCACCGCTGACGGGCTCTTGCCGAACCTCCTCCTCAGCGCACGTGTCGTCACGGTAGGCTGTCCGATAAGGTACATCGCCGTCTGCACGGACAATCCACTGTAATTGTGCGCGTCCAGAAGACTCCGATACTTCTGCCGAACGTTGACCAGACGTTTGACGCGCAGCAAGGCGTCCTCGCAGGATTCCTCGACACCTTGGCAGAAGAACAGTATCCAGTTCTCCCAATCACCTTTCGTGGAAACGCCAAGCAGCCTATCCTGATATTCAGGACGACGACGCTCGAACCACGGTGACACCGACAGCAATGGCTGGCTCAGTAATCCACGGCTCATCATCTGCAACAGCACCAGCAACCTACCGATTCTTCCATTGCCGTCAGTGAACGGGTGCATCGTCTCGAACTGGTAGTGGAACATCGCCATATCCAGCACAGCCAGCCCCGGCTCATTGCGGGACCGCCACCAGTCAACAAGCGACCGAACCGCTATGTCCAAGTCCTGCCCGGGCGGCATGGGAACGAAACGCGCATCCTCGATACGCCGCGTGGGCGAGCCGATGAACACCTGGGTTGACCGTATGTCCCCGGCCTGCGGATTGTCGGACTTCGTGCCCTTTACGAGAAGCTGCTGCAATTCGCGTATGAGGGACAGGCTTATGGGGTGCCCGGCCTGAATCTGACCTATGCCGCATTCAGCCGCATCGAGATAGTTCAATACCTCGCGCATGGACTCGCTCAAACCGCTCTTGTCCTCACCCACCTCGTAATCCTGTGCGAGAACGGTTTCCAACGGCTCGAACGTGCCCTCCAGAGCGCTTGTGCTCTGCGCTTCGCGTCGCATGGTCGGACGGCGCAGCATATCCGGGTTTGGTAGATCCTCCCCCAGTTCGCTCAGTCTCGCCAATGCCATCGAGGCTCGAGACACCACGCCCATGACACGTGGAGAAAGCGCAGGATAATCGCCAAGCGGGTTCGGTACGAACGAATACGTATCGTATTGCATCAGACCGTATCTTGTGGCGTACTCGCCCGATAGTCTACGCAGCTCGCCTGGCGCGTCAGGTGCAAACATTTCTTTTCTCATGTCACTAACTATACACATTTCTTGAATTGTTCATACTAAGATTCCGCAAATCTTAGTATGAAGCATGGGTTGACCATACACTATCCTTCGTATTCCTTGCATAGGTCGGCGGCGAACTTGGCGAGATTATCCGGGTCAAGCTCATAGTTTTCGCCGCTCTCCCCCGCCTCGTCATAGTATTTCCACACCTCATGCAAGGCGGCTCTCATACGTTCAGCGTCCATTGATTACCTCCTGATTCCAGTCCAACATGTCAGCGGCCAACCATTGCCCGCCGCCTGAAGCATTGGCGTACAGCCAAGCCCCGTAAGAGATTCGAGCCGCCTTATCGCGTTTAAGCCATGCCTTCAGCCATATGAGACGCAGCTCCCAGCGTGGTATACGCCGCCACAACTCGGTGTTGGTGGCGGGGTCGAAACGCTCATAACGGTAGATCGCGGTAATCAATTCGCCCACTTTCTCTTGACATGAGAGCCGTCCTCGTAATCGGCGCTGACCATATCGTTGTCCAGTTCGTCAATGTCCAACAGGTCTCCAACGCCGTTTTCGTCAACCCAGTCGCTCAACTGGTTGAACGTCAAGCCTTTCGGCGCGGTGACGTGACGCTTCTCGATCTGCGTCACGCGCTGGTAAATCGTGTAGACTTCGGTTTCTTCATCCATGATGGAAACTCCCTTGTTATTGTCCGGTAAAACGATTAACGGGACAATAGACAGCTCTAAAGTCCCGTCTAAATGCTGATTTATGTGAAAACCGCACCATAGAAAGCCCTATGATGCGGTTCTAAATGATGGTTTCTATAAGAATGGCCTCATAGAACAAGTCCATGAGGCCATGAAAACGATAACGGCTATACGCTCCGCCTGTATGGTGGAATGTCCAACGTGGCTTCCAATCCGTCGTTAACATGCTCCGCGTCCCTCAACGAGAGTCGTCCGAACCATTGCAGCAGTTCGCTCCTGTTGAAGTAGAAGCGTTGCGAACAGCGCACGAGTGACGGCTTCAACAGCCCCTCGGCCTTCCAGTCGAGCAGCGGCACGTCACCGGCCTCATCCCAATCAGTGTTGCCGGTTATCTTCGCCACGATACCCGACACCAGATCACCGTCAACCTCGGTGATAACCACCGGACGCGGCTTCCCGATACCGGGATGGTCGGGAAACTCGACCCACATCAGCCACACGTCATACAGGCGCGGTTCACTTGGCGTACTGGTCATAGACATCATCCTCCGAATCATCCCAATCGGCGGGCAGTATCACATGGCCCTTCTCCGAACGCTCGAACATGTATGCATTGTGAACAGGCGGCACCGGATAACCGTCCGGCGTGTGCCGCGTCGGCTTGAACGGCAACCCGTTGTCCACCAGAGACTGGCGTAGGAACATGTTGACGGCGGTGCTCAGGCTCATGCCCATGGAATCGTAGAGCGCGGCGGCACGCGCCTTGACATCATCATCGATATTGGCTACCAGCTTACCCATAACAACCTCCTTAACGGTTAATAGATGGTATCAATTATATACCATATTTGGTTAAAAACGGAATGCCGTCCGGTGGAAGTGAGGAAAACACCGGGCGGCAGGAATCAATAGGCGGTAATGACGGCCACACGGCCATTGTCGGAATACTCCACCTTGCGAAATGAGTCAAGATAGGACTGCTCCGCAATATCGCCGCCTTCCATCGCCTCGCAATAGGCCCAACAAGGCACCCAATGCCAGAAACGCCAACCGAAGTGATGGAACGTGCACGGGTTGATCTCATGCCAGCAGACCAGCCATTCCACTGCGTAGGTCAGCCACTCCCAGTAGGCGCGGGGCTTGCTGATTCGAGTGTAACGGTAATGGTCATGCTTGTCTTGCATATAGTAAGTGGTCATTTGAAAAGCTCCTTAGAACAGCGGCAAAGCAAACCGCTTGTCGGGTAAATCGGTGGCGTTCAATGCCGCCAGAATCAGGTCAGACGTGTGGAGTGGAATGTTTGCGCGTACCGCCGCGATATTATCCGGCGTATACGCATAGCCAGAGGACTCCAGAACCTCACGAATCTTGCTAGTGGGTATCTTGACTTCCATCATTCCCACCCCAGCATGTCGTCGATGCACCAGCCGATAGCGCACTCATACCGGTCATACGTGGTGGAATACTTCTGTGAGAACGCCTCACGCGCCCTCTTGTCGAGCATGTCCAACGACAAACCGGTTTCGGCTATCTGCTGTTCCGCAGTATCGAAGTCCGGCGCGGTGTATGGCTTGTCCAGCTTCAGCATGGCACGACGGCGTAAATCATCGATAAAACCATGCTGGCAGTCGAAGATATCCGCCACGCTATCCGCGTTATCGGCGGCCATCTCGTAAGCCGCCTGCAACAACAGGCGTACGGCTTTCTCCCGAATCTCGCTCATGTCACGCCGCCTTAACCCACTTGTCGCGGACGGTAGCCACGTAATCGGCCACCGCCTTTTCCAACTGCCTGTCACTGCCACGCTCATAACGGGCACGGTAGGCGACAACGCACCTGCCATTGGCCGAAGCAACGTAGGCCACCTTGCGGCCCTTGCTGGTACGGAAGTGACGGATAGGGCCCAAACCTTGCAATTCGGGGCATTCCTTAGCCATCATCAGGTCAGGCATCGTACAATAGGAGACGGTGAAACTGTTCACCTTCGGCGGCACTTCGGGAATCTCCTGTGTATCCGGCGCGGGTTCATCATTCATGAACTCGTCTTCCAATATCGCGTCCTCGGGCATAGGCACCGGCCACTGAACATTGCTCGTGAAGCGTTCCTCCTCACACTTCCAGTTTGCATCGATCGATGGGTGCGCGACAATGCCGCCAACCGTTTTAGCGTCCATTCCGGTAGGTACCGGCACCGGCACTGTCTTCATACGCTCGGAATCGGGTATGAGCATCCAACCATGCTCAAGGTCAACGGAGCTTGACCTCATGCCATTCAAAAAGTCCTCATACTGGACTCCCTTGGCCTGAACATTCCACGCCGTGCCCTGCGAAGTCTGGGAAAGTGACCAGACTCGTCTAACCCGAGCGTTCACATACCGAACATCATATTTCGAGCCATCCTTGCGCAACCGCACCCACATGCCGCTCACGGCATTCACGTTACGCGACGGGTCATTGGTCAGCTTCTTCATTTTGGTTTACCTCACTTGTAAAGATTCGATTTTGATTGATTTTCTGGAATAAGTAGGCGGCTAGAAGACTCTCAGCATTCACCCTCTTCGGTGGCTTCGGTGTAGAAAACGTCGTCCATTTGGTCATTGTTGAAACGCTCATTGATGTAATCGGAAATTGCCTTACCGGTATCGTCTTCGTTAATTAGCTGACTAATGCGGGTATGGCTCACACCGTTACCGTCCAAAATGTAAGCGTCTTGCGCCCAACCATCTTCATGCTCGAAAGCCTTGTTATATTCGGTTTCCGTCACATATCCCCAGTCGCCAAGGCGATAGATGCCCTCATAGGGTTGGAAACCGTCATAGCGCGTCAATGGCGATAGTTTTTCGTCAACACGTTCCACCATGTCGGCAACATCTTTAACGGTAATGGACATTTTGAATCTCCCTTAAACAAGAGGGGCACGGCCACAACGCCATGCCCCACAACGATTTATTAACGATGGACTCGTACCATGTAGCCCCTACCCCACGGGACTAGCTCCACGGGATAACCTTTGGCCTCATAATGCGATTGAGTGGCAACAGCCACGGGAAACGACTTGCAACGGTAATGGTCAATCATGGTCGATCACTCACCCATATACGCAACTGGGTTAAGTTGCATGTCGATACGCCGCCATGCCCTGACCAATTCGGCGGTAGGCGCGTACCGTTCGACAGCCGACCGGCTACCGTCGAACCGTGCGATCATCTCATTGTCGCAACCGATAACAGTGTCCGCCATGATATGACGCGCCTCCTTTGCCGTAATGGCCTCACAATGCCAGTTACCATCAAAAACGTCGTCGGCAACCCAAGCGTCACGCTCAGCCCTCGAATCAAACACCCTGAGACTCTCAGGCCATGACCCATCATCCCATGTCGTGCCGATACCATAAGCCCAGCGGAAAGCGTAGAAGTAGCGTGCCATCATGCCACCTCGCCATCGAAGTGACGTTCGGCGGCTACCGCGTACAGCACGTCATGCATGGTGTCGGTACTGTAGCCATTGATATTGGTGACAACTTGCAAAGTCTGCTCGGACACACCGTAATCATCTTTCAGCGCGTCCCACATTTCCTCAATAGACATTGTTGAATCTCCCTTGAATTGATGAAGCGCGGAGACAGCCGCGCGACTGATTGAATCTGATTGAAAGTTAGTAGCGTTCGCCGATTAGCACGCCGTCTTGGTAGATGTACAGGCCGGTACCGCGTCCGTTGCCCATTCGAGCACTATCCCAGTAGCAGAGTCCAGCTTGACCCGAGCCGTCTTCGTTCTCACATTGCGGGATGTTCGCGGTATCACTACCGCAAGCGGACAGGGTGAAAAGTGTGATTAACGCGGCTGAAGCCGCCAGAATTTTACGCATGGTTCCTCACTTCCATGTGAGGCGTGCTAAGATAGCACAGCCTCGATTTGATTGATTGGTTAGAGAACTTTCAACTTAAGGCACGCGGCTAGGTAGCGCCAACTACCTAGCCGCATTCTTTTAACGTATCAGGTCGCTCGGTTGGCAGTTGAGTGCACTGGATATCTTCAAAGCGTTTTCAAGAGTCATGTTCCGAACGTCTCGCCGCCCGGTCTCATAACTGCTGATGATTGTTCGCGCTATTCCAGTGCGCTTGGCTAGCTCAACTTGTGTTAAGTCGGCTTGTTTGCGCAGTTCCTTAAGTCCCATAGGCTTACCCGCTTTCTCTAGTAGTAGGTAAACCAATTATGACAGCAAAATGTATCATTTGCATGTAGGGAAACACTGTTAAGTTCTCAAACTTGCTTTTGTCTTGCCCGATTGGGCTTGATAATTGATAGCATAACGTATCATTTTGGTTTAAACAAATCGGCGTGTCGGAAAACCAGCACGCCGAACAGCTCACACTGACGCGAACTCACGCACCAGCGCGTGCCGCATGATGTCATCAGCGGACACGCCACGACGTTTAGCGACGGCATCCAACATGGCCGACATGTCAGCGCTTAACGAAAACGTCCGACTGACAGCATCCGCCTGAGCGACAGGAACGACAGGCCCGGAATACACCGCACCCGGCCTTCCGCCGAACTCGCCGTTATCCGCATCGTCGGCCCACTTGTCCAACATGTCATCAGTGACCACACGGCCACCCTTCGCAACAAAAGACATGACACTTCCTCCTTTACAAAAGTTTCAGTTCCCGCAGCACCTTCGGCGTCGCACGCATGGCATGGAACACATGCCAACGATCCGACTCATCTAGTACCGCCACCATTTCCAGCAAACGCCCGTACTCGTCGTATCCAACCGCCACATAACGCAACGGGTCGGTATCCTCACGCGCCATAAACCGCACGACGTTCGACCATGCCACGCGCACCGAATCAGCGGACACGTCGGGATGTCGAGTCTGGATACGCGGGTCAACGACGATATCGCCAACCGGCACGGCTCACCACCTTTCGATATAACAGGTTCCAGCGTATCCCGTCCACCTTGGGACACGCTATGAGTGCCTAGACTATGGGATAAACCCAGTGAGCTAGGCCGACTGTGTACAAGGCCCACAGTCAGGCGAAGAATTGATTAGGGCACACACCTAACAACTAATCGTTAGTGTTTTCTTTTGGCTTATCAGCCTCTAACAGTTTGCGAGGATTACTCACGCGCAAAGCGTCACAAATTTTCAGCGCAACGCCAAGTGACATGCCCTCAATCGAACGCCGCCCATTCTCGTAATCAGCGATACGCCCATAGCTAACTCCGTCGATTTTATCGGCTAGTTGACGTTGGGTATATCCTCGCTTCTGCCTTAGCTCCCTTAGACTCATAACCCACCTCACTTATGATCGGTGGGCCCAATTATACAATTCCAGACGCTCGGTTTAGCCGTCGCAAGAAGATATCGAGATATCTCCATGTCTGCCACCATAAGTGGCAACGTCCATAGCGGGGACAATTCCATGCCGGATACCCGCTCTCTTATCCTCACTAGCCCGGTAGGCTAGACGCCGGTAGACGCAACTCATTTATGCAACCTTGTTTGACGTACTCTCACTACGCAGATTACAACCGACTTTCGGCAACACTTTTTAGTTATCAATGAGCATGTCCGCCTGATTACCCGCCGCTCACTATGAGTTTTGGATAGAGGGGACTAAGTGCGCGACTAGGGACTTGCACCCTAGCGTTAGCCACTATGGCCGCGCTGATTACTTGTTGAGGTCATTCCACACGTTGTCAAACTTGCGGTAGAGCTCGGCGGGGTATTCCTCGTTGTCGTCCATCTCGATACCGAGGGACATGGCCGTGAGGTCAAGCACGTTGTCATAGGTGCAGGGCTTACATACCGTGGCCAAGTCTACCGCCGCTCTAAAGGCCTTGGCTTTAATCTCCGTGGTGTTCATCTCGGGGTTCCTTTCTTGGTGTTCCGTGGTTGATAGCTATCACTATACATGCACCCCATACGGAGTGCAAGTCGGTATCGCAAACCACCACTAAAACCATTGCAACCACTAGCATTCCTCGGCGTGTCGAAACCACCATAACCACCACAAAAACCGTCAAACCACAGAGCCCACGCCACTACTCCCATACCCATATAGTCGCACATACAACAGTTGCACCATGCAACAATCACCAAACATGAGCCAACATCACTCAACCTCATGCCGCCGCCGCGCACAGTCCCATAACCACGCATGTATGCGCACGCGCCCATACGCACACGCCTACGCGCGTACACGCGCGGATACGCGCACGCACACGTATGCGCGCACGCACACACACGCCCACACACACGCATGTACGCACGCATACGCGCACGCCCACACGCGCGTACACGCGCACGCGCACACATGGGGGTAGGAGAGCCCCACCCCGGTAAGACGTGGGGGCCGCACGGACAATGGTTCTGCTCGTGAATGATCTGCTGGGCTGTTTTTTGAATTAGCGTTTCATTGGTGGTGGGAATACTCTTGCAACGCTTGCTGCAACGCTTGTTGTGAGTAAAATGTCGTGTAGATGGATTGTCGGGGATTGGAGCGAAGCTCGGGTTCCTGACAAGGTGAGGCCCCGCAGTCGCGGGGTTTTCTTGTATTTGCGTGAGATATCCCAATTGGTAGAGGACGCCGGCTCAAACCCGGTGTGTTGTGGGTTCGATTCCCTCTCTCACGACTAGGCCACGCCTTTTTTGAAAACCGAACCGTCAAAACAGTTTTACGAGGATTTGTAAGGTCGAGTTCTCTGGGATTCCGTTTTGTATTGGTGTTGTTTTCTTGGACCGGGGGCGTGGCCGTGGATGATTGGCAGAGTAGACGAATGCGGCGGCTTGCTAGGCCGTAAACCGTAAAAGGTTCGCAAGTGCAAATCTTGCATCATCCGCGAGATGGTCGGTGAGGCTGGTCAAGGCCCTGACTGTCGTGGGGGTTCGACTATCCCTATATGCCCGTAGCTCAATGGTAGAGTACCGGTCTCCAAAACCGGTGACGTGAGTTCGATTCTCACCGGGTATGCGATGCCGGTAGCTCAGCGGCTAGAGCGTATGGCTACGGTCATAGGGTCGGTGGTTCGAGTCCACTCCGGTACCACAACGCCTTCAAGAAGAGGCGATTACAGGCGGTGACGGCTTCTTGGGTCATCGCCGGATGTCGGCGGCGGCTTCATGCCATGCCGTGCGGCGATAACTGAACAGCGCTCCCCTAGTGGGAGGCATGGCATTCTAGCTCATTGGAAGAGCGGCGCTCTCGTAAAGCGCAGGTTCGAGTTCGATTCTCGGGATTGCCTCTAGGAGCCGGTGGCTCGTGGACCAACATCCCCTGTATTTGGATTAACCCCGTTGGAATGCTCGCTCGCCACGCTCCCACCGGCTCCGCCCCCTACGTGTAAGGAGTCATCGTGGCTTGGTCATCTTCCAACCGCGATGCACGGTTCAACCCCGGATGGGAGCGGACCCGCAAGCGGATATTAGAGCGGGACCACCATCGATGCCAGTGGATTGTGACCGACTGGCATACGGGGGCGAAGCATATTTGCGGCTATCCTGCCAATGAAGTCGATCATAAGGTTCGCGCGAAGAACGGTGAGCCTGATGATGATTCCCCGTCGAACCTGTGGGCGTTGTGCCCATATCACCATAAGCAGAAAACCGCTCGTGAGAGTGGTGAGGCTCGGGTGGAAAAGCGTAGGAGCCGCGAGGAGGCCGAATGGTATTCGAGGCCGGCTTTTCGATAGAGCGTTGCGCTGTGTTCGGGTGTCTTAACCCGGTGTGCGCCAAAGGGTTGTGCAGGGAGCATTACAACCGGAACTACTATTCCGGCACTCCGTTGAGGAGACTGCGCACCCGCATGTGTCCGGTGTGCTTCAAATGGTTCGACCCTGAGCGTTCCTCTCGCTTGTTCTGTTCGGACAAGTGCCGTTTGAGGTATTTCCGTAAACGTCAACTGCATCCCGAGCTGCCGTCGCGTCCTGAAACCGTGTTGCATGAGCGGACGGTGGAACCGGCTGAACGGCCTCGGATGGTTGTCGAGTCTTTCACCCGTTCGCAGGTGATTGAGAAGTGTGCCGGCCGTTGCCAGAAGTGCGGCGGACTGGTCGATGTAGATAGTGCCGGGCCTGACGGCGCGGCTTTTGAGTGGAAGGTTCCTTTGGAGAAGTCGCATTCAGCGACTTTGGAGAACCGCATTCTCGTTCACGACCGGTGCAGGGGCGAAAAGCCCGTGCGTCGGACAGCCCGGAATGGGCGGAAACGGAGCGTGAATCATGGCAGGAAACGGGCGTAGGGCGTCCAAGATAGCCGCGATGCCTTTGCTGAGCAGTCCCGAGGAGCCGGTTGGGCCGGAACTGCCTGATGTTCGCCCGGATACGGGCGATGAATGGTTGCCGGTCACTCGCCGCTGGTATGAGGATTTGCGTCGTAGCCCGTTGGCTCAGCGTATGGGCGTCGGCCCTGACTGGGATTTCGTGTTGGATACGGCGCTGCTCAAGGATGATTTCAAACGTTCCCGTAAGGGGCGTGCGATTCTGGCGGCTGAGATTCGCCAGCGTGAGGCCATGATCGGCGTCACTCCGAAGGCGCGTAACGATTTGAAGTTCGACGCGCCTCAGGCGAATGATTTGAAGGCGTCCTCGTATTCGGGTTCCTCGAACGTCATCAGCATGGAGGAAGCACGTAGGCAGCGTCGGGCGGTGGGCTGATGCATGACGTTATCCCTAATCTGACCGCCGAGGATAGGGAGCGTTCGCTTGGCTGGCTTGCCTTGTGGTGGATACAGTCGTTCTGCGTCGTGGGTTCGGAGCCCGCGTATGACATGCCCGTGTATGAGAGTCCTGAGTATGCGCGGTTCTACGTGGACTGTTACGCGCTCGACAAGTATGGGCAGCGTCGTTTCAACCATGTGTTCCTGAGTCGCCCCAAGGGTTGTGACAAGTCCGGCAAGGGTGGCCGTCTGGGTTTGTTCGAGGCTTTGGGCCCATGCCGTTTCGCCGGTTGGGCGAAGGGCGGGGAAACCTACACGTTCCTCGGCCAGACTTACGAGTATCTGCCGGGCGAGCCTATGGGCCGTCCCGTGCAGGGCCCGAACGTGGTGTGCATCGCCACCGCCGAAGAACAGACGGATAACGTTTATCAGGTGATGAAGTACAACTGCGAGAACGGGCCTTTGAGCCAGTTGCGCGGTTATGGTCTTGATGTCGGTGAAACCCGTATCCTGCTGCCGGAGGGTGGTTCGATCAAGCCCGGTGCCACCGGTTCTTCCACGCATGACGGCGGCAAGCAGACGTTCATCATCGCCGACGAATCCCACTTGTACAACGTTCCCCGGTTGAAGGCCACGTATCATACGCTGAAACGTAATCTCTCGAAGCGTATGGGCGACGCCGAACCGTGGGTGTTGGAAACCACGACCATGTACCGTCCCGGCGAGAACAGTATCGCCGAGGAGACCTACAAGCACGCTCAGGATATTCGAGAGGGTCGCATCAAGGACCCGAAGCTGCTGTTCGACCACAGGTATTCGCCTTTGAACATCGAGGACCTGGGTGATGCGGGCAAACTGAAGCATGGCCTGTATGAGGCGTATGGTTCCGCCGCGAAGTCAAGGGACGGCAAGGACCATATCATTCTCGCTGACGGCAGCATCGTGCCGGTCAACGACGAGGGTGTGAGCGATGACGGGTATTCGCTTCGCTCCCCCGGCGTGGAGCCGGGCCCGTCGAAGGACGGCTGGGTTGATATTCGCGGCCCTATCGCGGATATCCTCGACCCGGCTTCCGATGTGGGCGATTCGATTCGCTACTACCTGAACAGTCTCACGAGCGTTTCCGACGCTTGGCTGTCCGAATCCCTGTTGAAAAGCCATCTCGCGGGCATCGCATTGTATGCGGGCGTTCCCGAGGGCACCGACTTGGACGAGGCAGCGCCTTGGAAGGACATTATTTCGGACGAGGACGAGATAACGCTTGGCTTCGACGGTTCGCTTTCCGATGATGCGACCGCCTTGGTCGGCTGCCGTGTCAGGGACGGCCTGTTGTTCCTTATCAAACTGGAACAGAAGCCCGAAGGCCCCGAGGCCGCTGACTGGCAGGTCGATGTGGAGGCGTTCGACCGCAAGGTTCGCTGGATGCTGGACAACTACAACGTTGTCGGCTTCTTCGCGGATGTCCACGGCTGGCGTGACCTCATTATCGGCTGGGAAACCGACTACTCGTATCTCGACCTTGTGGGCCAGCGCAACAACGGCGACCCGATCATGTTCCACACGAACAATTGGGAGTCGGACATGAAGCAGGCGTATGTGGACATGCATACCGCGTTCTGCCGTGAATGGACGGCGTGCGATGACGAGGACAATCCCGTCATCGGTGATGTCGCACTGTTGGCCGACCCGAGGCTTCTCGCGCATTTCAGAAACGCGCGAAGGAAGAACCTGCGCAGGACGAACGCCGATGGCTCCACTCAGTACCTCGTGTACAAGGAGACGCCGAACAGTCCGTTGAAGATAGACGCCTGCATCGCAGGCGTCCTCGCATATACGGCGCGTACCCGTTATCTGGAACAGGCCAGTTCCCGTGCGCCGAGGGTGCGCACCCACGTTACCCGAGTGACTTATTAGAAGGACGGTGAGATATGGCCGTGCAGTTGGAGTCGTTGGTTCCCGATGATGTCGAACCGGGAGGCGACGGCGTGGTGCTTACCCGGTTGGCGAACCGGCTGGTGAACCGTATCCCCATGCTGTGCCGGTTGAAAACGTTCTACGACGGCAAGGAGACCGTACCCACGAAGGCGGTCCCCCGCAACATGGATGTGACCAGTTCGGACATCTACCGCAGGTTCGTGGACATCTGCCCGATGAACTTGGCGAGCACGATAGCGAACGCGGTCATCACCTCGGAGAAGCCCACCGGCTTCCGTCTGGTGTCGGACAAGGCGATACGTTCCACCGCCGCAGACGACATGTGGCAGAAGTCGGGCATGAACCTGAAATCGTTGAACATGCTGCGTGACGCATCGATTTACGGTGCCGCCTATGCGCAGGCGTGGTCGACGCCTAACCCGGCCTACATTTCGAGGCTCAGCCCTTGGGATACCGTCGTTTCCGACGATAAGAGCGCGGCCATCGTCTACTCGTATGACGCGGATGAAGGCACCGAGAACATCGCCTTGTACCGTCTGGTCCGTGACGATAAGGGCAATGTGACCGACGTGTATGGTCGTGTCGCCAGACGTGAGGTGGAGTCGCGGACGCTGCCGACCGACAGTCCCGACTATGAGGATGCCGTGTATGAGCTGGCGAACGATGATTCCAAGAAGAAACCGTCGTTGCCCGCCTTGTTCGAGTGGGTGGGCGCGGCCAGTTCCGATGGTCTTGATTTCGCCCGTGACTGCGGTTGCCTGCCTATCGTCCAGTTGAAGACCGCGACCGGTCGAGGCCAGTTCGAGCCTCATCTTCCGGCGTTGAGCGCCATCGACCAGCAGCGTTTCCAACGTTTCTGCATTCAGGAGATGCAGGCGTTCAAACAGCGTTGGGTGTCCGGCGACCTTCCCGAGTATTACACGAAGCAGGACCCGGCCGTGAAGGCCAATCGTGCGCGTGCCGGCGAGAAGATCGATTACTCGTCCTTGTTCGAGCTTGGTCCCGCCGCCTTGTGGCTGATGCCGAAGGACGCGAAGATGGGTGAAAGCTCCGTGACGGACATCACGCCGATCGTCTCCGCCGCGAACACGGACATCAAACAGTTGGCCGGCGCGTCCGGCACCCCGTTGTCGATTCTCAGCCCTGATGTTTCCGGCAGCGCGGAGGGGGCGAAGCTCACCACCCGCATGTTGAGGCTCAAGGTGCAGGACATGAACGAGCGTGCCAATGATGCGTTCGTGCTGCTGCTTCGCATGGCGTTGGTCGCAAGCGGCCAGCAGTCCGCCGCCGACGAACGTTTCGAGACGATGTGGCAGCCGGTCGAAACTCCCACCGATTTGGAACAGGCGCAAGCCGCCAACTATGTGAAGGGACTGCTGCCGGTCAAGACCATCATGCGACGGTTCCTGAACATGAGCGAGATGGATATAGCCGAAGCCATGCAGGACTTGCAGGACACGGCTTTCGCCACCGCTCTGAGTCAGGAGAACACTTTGGTCGAAGGCAAGACCTCACAGCAGTCGGCTCCCATCTTGCAGGACACGTTGGATTCGACATCGACCATCCCTGACCTGAACGACGTTCTGGGCGACGAGATGTTGGACTCCACCAATGAGGTGACGTGATGGCCGACATGACACAGGCGCTGACCGTCATGGAACGGCAGCGTCAGGCGCTGGTCGACGCCTACGTGCAGCGTGCGTGGAACATGTGGAAGTCGCTCGACCCCGCCGACTGGTGGAACGACGCGATAACACAGGGCGTGTCCGCGTGGATAACACAGAACCAGATCGCGTTCATCAAAGCCATGCGTCATCTGGGCGTCTCCTATGCGGACGTGATGCTCGGCATGGTGAACGTGCCTTCGGATGGTCAGATTCCCGAATACATCGTCACAAGGGACAACACCGACCCGTGGGCGGTGAGCGTGCGTCCTGCCGACGCCTATCGGAGCATGGCCGTAAGGGACCCGTCGATACGCCCGCTGGCATGGGACAATCTGGACGATTACGTGCAGAAGGCCGTCGATGATTGGCTTGACGCCGCCGTGAAACAGTTGACGGACAATGCGAACACCGATGGTCAGATAGCCATGAACAGTGCGGCCACGCAACGATTCCACGGTTCCGGCGTCAGAAAATACCGTAGGGTCATACACCCCGAGCTTTCCAAGACCGGCACGTGCGGCCTGTGCGCCGTCGCGGCCACGAACGTGTTTTCCACGGCCGACCTTCTGCCCATGCACAACAACTGCAAATGCACCGTCGCCCCGATCACCGCGAACAATGACCCCGGTCTGAAACTCAACCGGGAGGATTTGGACGCCATCTACAGGAAGGCTGGCAGCACGTCAGCCGCCGACCTGAAAAGCGTGCGCGTCATCATGGAATCGCATAGCGAGATCGGGCCGATTCTCACGCAGTCCCAGTGGCGGCGTGAATACGATGACGGCACTCCCGCGCCGGAATGGCATATTCCCGACCTGAAGATGACGCGCACCGCGTTGCAGCGCATGTATGCGAGGGCTATGGAGTTTCAACAGCATTATCAGAAAGTGCTGGATACGGGCGAGGAAGACGATTTTCCATTTGAGGGTCGAAAGTACAGCTTCCGGCCTTCGGTGCATTTAAGACAAGCCATGTCCTATCAGAGGGCATGGCTCCAATACCTGCGGTCGACCCTCGGTTTGGCCGCGTGAATGAAAGGGGCGGGCGGATGCCTACCAAGGAAGAACAGAACACTGCCGAAACCGAAACGGTTCAGCAGTCTCAGCCTGAAACGGGCGCGGCAGAAACGACCGCCGACATTCAGGAAAACAATGAAAACGTCAAGCCGGAGGAAAACCCCGGTGACAACGAGCTCGCCAAGTGGAAGGCGATGAGCCGTAAGAACGAGAAGCAGGCCGAAGCGAACCTCAAGCAGGTGCAGCAGGTTCAGGCCGAGCTTGCCCAGGTGCGTGCCGACAACGCGCGTCTGATTGCGAAGAGCACGTATCCGCAGGTCACTGACAAGGTGTTTGAAGCCCTGTACAAGGGTGATGGCACGCCGGAGGATATCGCGGACTTCGCCAAGTCCTATGCGGAGCTCAACCCCATCCAACCCGGTTCGCCGTTGGGCGTTCAGCCGAACGGCCGCGTTCAGGTGCCGGAAGCCGAGGCTCTTCGCAGCGTGGGCCGAAAGGCCGAGAACCCCGAAGGCGAGTTCAATCCGAAACCAAAGCGCGGCGACGCCTACAAGCGTGCGATGGACCGTCAGAACGCCCGCCGCCGCAACCATAACAAGCAAACCAAATGAAAGGAGCCATACTCATGGCGCTTCCTATTGAAATGGTGCATGGTACCGGCCTGACCACCGTTGAGGAAAACAACGAGTGGCGTTTTGGCGAACAGTCGGGCGGCGTGGTCTCCGTGACCATCGTCCCCGAACTGTTCAACGTCGATGACGAGACTCTGCGCAACAAGTACCTGACCGGGGTCAGCCCGACAGCCACGACCATCTACATCCGTTCCGGTATTCCGCTCGCCAAGATCACGAGCGGCACCAACAAGGGCGCTTACGGCCCGTATGACCCGCAGGCTACCGATGGCCGTCAGACCGCCATCGCCGGCCTGTTGGAGTCCGCCGTCGCCGTGAACGTCACCTATTCCGGCTGGCAGGTCGATGACACCTATGTGGGCCTTCGCTCCCGTGGCGACATTATCAAGAGCAAGCTGCCGGTCGTTCCCGCCGACGAGGCCAAGTGGGGCGGCTGCTTCTACGATGTCGAGGATGATGCTGTCACCGCATTGTCCGGTTCAGCTGGCGCTGCCGGTTCCGCTGGTGTGGGCGTGAAGTCCATCACCTTGACCAAGAACACCTCTGGTGCCATCACCGGTGGCACTTGGGTCGGCACCGACAACAAGTCGAACACCATCACCATCGCCTGACACCCCGTCTAAACCGATTCTTTGAAACCCGCCCCTCGTGGCGGGTTTTCTCATATCTGAAAGGAAATATCCAATGGCATTGGACAAGGAAATCTTCCCGCCGAGCGAAGCCACCGAGGTTGCGCAGGCGGGCTTCGATTACGTGAACGGCATTCTCCCGTTCTCCACCATGTTCCCCATCCAGTCCAATGACGGCGAATGGACTGTCTCTTGGACGCCGAATCTGCCGACGCTCTCCACGAACGCCATGCAGCGTCGTGCGCTGGACGCCGAGATCGGCCACACTTCGATGGTCGAACAGTCCGCCGAACAGCATACGGGCCTTCTGCCCCTGTCCGGCATGGACCACATCACCGAACGTGATATGGCCAAGCACGCGAACGACAAGCAGTTCATCCACGACAAGGCCGAAGCCAAGACCACGCATCTGGGCCAGACCGCCGCCGTGACCCTTGAACTTGAGTCCATCTCCGCGATGATGGATGGCAAGATCACCATCAACGAGAACGGCGCGAACGTTGTCTACTCGTTCGGCCGTCCGGCCAAGCAGCATAATCAGACTCCGACCACTCTCTGGTCCCAGGCTACTTCCGACCCGATCGCGGACGTTCAGGGTTGGATTGAGGTCATGCGCAAGAACAAGGGCCGTACACCGCACGCCGCGTTCACCACGTCGAAGGTCATCGACGCATTGCGCGTCAACGAACAGTTCCGTCAGGAAGTGTCCGGCATGGACTTGGCTCATTCCAAGCCACGACTGTCCCGCGACCAGGTGCTGGGCGTTCTCGCCAGCCAGCTTCAGCTGAACGACGTGCGTATGCTCGACCTCGAATACGAGAACCTTGAACTGGACGGCGGCTTCAAGATGGACGTGGACACCACCACGCTCATCCCCGATGCCACGTTCGTCATGCTTCCCTCGTTCAACGACCCGACCCTTGGCTTCACCGCTTCCGGCCCGACCGCCGAAGCCCAAAACTCCGAGTATGAGATCAGCAAGAGCGTCAACGACGGTCTTGTCGCCGCCATGCTCTCCCATCAGGCTCCGGCCAACTACGACCTGTGGGTGAACGGCACCGCGTTGCCGGTGTTGCAGGACGCCGTATCGACCTTCAAGGCGAATGTTCTGTAGCCTGTAGGAGGTTCCCGTGTCCAGCAGCATCGCGTCCGGTATCGACTGGAAGAAGTACATGCAGTTGGAGTTGGTCGATGACAAGCGTCTCGCCGACCGGTATTCGAACGAGTGGATCACCCACAAGTGCCGTATCGCGGCGAACATGGCGCTGTCATGCAGCCCGGACGTGGAGCCGCGCCTGAACAACGGCTATCTGGATGAGGAGACGTTCGCCTATGTCATCTGCCAGATGGTCATTCGCGTGATGCGCTGGACCGATCTGAAGTCGGAGACGAACGGCTCCTACACGTATGAGAATCGCAGTCCGCAGGACAATCCGCCATCCTATGACGCTTCCCCGAACCTGTACGTGAGCAAAAGCGAAAAGCAGATGCTTCTCGGCCACGAGGAGGGGAACGGGCCGATAGGAACGGTGTTCGTCGGCGTCAACAGAATCTGGGGGCTTTGATGGAGAGCGAAACGCTTGACACAGGGCATCTCTTCGATGATGTCGATGCCGACGAGATAGGCGGCGGCCATCTGTTCGACGGGCACGATGAAGTCAGTAAGCAGGTTCCTGACGATCTGCTTCATCGTGACGTGATCGTCTATGAGGGCATGGCCCCGTGGGTGACGTGTCATGGGAGCACGACCGTTCCGAAGTATTTGGATGCGGATGGTAGGGTTCTTGACCCAGCCACGGTTTCCGATGTGGTTCGTGCGAGTGGTTTCGTGCCGTCCATCACCAGTGGCGGCGTCCTGTACACGGCTGATGTCCACAAGGTTTACTGTTGCGTGGTCGGACGCACCCAGAAGAACAGTGTCATGAGTGAGAACTGGGCGCAGGATACGACTCCGCAGAAGTTCGGCGGCAATCGCGAGATGAATCAGGTGAAGGTTCTCGCGCCGGAATGGCATGGTGACTTCTACTCACGGTTCTGGCTCGACGGCTCATGCTATGAGGTTGACGGTTCGCCGGTCTTTCTTCCTCATTCGTCCGATACGGCTAGGCATTACGAGTTTCCGGCTCGCCGCGTGTATGCGGCCGAGTTGGCTCATAACAAGGTGAGTCCGCCTGTTCCACCGAAGGGGGCTGAAACATGGGGTATGTGAGGCTTCGTCCTGATTTGAATGCGAGGGTCGCGGAAACGTTCGGCGGTAAGGCCACCCGCCCCCACGCTTTGAAGGTTCAGGCCCGTGCGAAGGCGTTGGCCGACATGCGGGCGAAGCATTCGAGCGTCGCTGACCGTATCAACATCGACGTTCACGCTCACGGCTTGCATACGAGCGTGGTCATGAGCGTGACCGGGCGTGACGGCTCGCAGATCGCATCCTATTTGGAGTATGGGTATTTCAATCTGCGTGCGCAACGTCATATGCCGGGCATGTATGTGATGAGCGAGGCCAAGTATGGCTGATCTGAGCGTGCGTGCCCCGTTGGATGCCGAGGGGCTGGTCGATGCGCTGTTCAAGCGTGTCGACTTCCGTAAGGCCGGTTTTGATAACGTCGTGGTGTTGCCGCGTGCCATCGCGGATACGGATTCGTATGCGTTGGACCATGACGTGGTGATCTGGCATTGCGGCGCTCCGGTCCAGCCGGATTGGAATGTGAAGGCGTGGGTTTGGCGGTTCGCGTTGTCGCTGACCGTGGTGAACCGTGATCCTGACATCAGTTCCAGCCTGTGTTCGTTCCTGCACGAGACGATTTCACGTTGGCCTTATGGCGAGCCTACCGAGTTTGGCCGTGTGGGTGCGATTCCTGACAATCCCGCGTTTGAGCAGGTCGCCATTGGTGACGTGGTGACTACGAAGACCGCTGTCGTGCGTTCCTGCACGAAGCTGGTGCAGGCGGGTTCCGTCCGCTGATTTTCCCAATAATTCAAAGATTCTGATTTTAAAGCCCTGTCCGCTTGCGGATGGGGCTTTCTTGTTAAGGAGGGCCATTCATATGGCTATCAATGATAAATCCGTGTTTACCAGTGTTCGCGGTGCAGCGTTTCTTGCCAATGCCAATATTGCTTTGCCGAGTCTGAAACTGTTTGGTTTGGAGGTGGCGACCGTTGGCGCGACCACCCAGAAGTATACGAACATGGGTCATTTGAGCGCGTCCGACCTGCCGTCTTTCGAGACGAGCGGCGGCGACGCGACAACCAAGGATACTTGGAACAAGAGCAAGTTCCGCACCACTTACGATTCCGTCACCGGCAAGGTCACGATTTCCAGCATCCAAGGCGACAAGGAAATGTTCAAACTGATGTTCGACGCTGCCGAAATCACCGGTGGCGGCACCGCAGTCGCCTTGGATAAGGTCGAGCAGCCGAAGGCGCTGTTCATCTACGTCGAGGACACGAACACCGGTGAGAAGTTCGGCATTTGGATTCCGAACCTAAGCCTCGCCTATAGTGAGCTTCCGTCCTTGGCTCAGGATGATTTCAACACGTTCAAGCTGGAAGGCAACATCATGACTTCCACTGTTCTTCCGAGGACCAAGAGCGGCAAGGCTTCCAGCATCGCTTTCTATGATCCTGACGATTTCGACCATGCTGCTGCGTGAGTCTGAGGGTTTTTGATTCTTCCCCTGACGGGTGTTCTTCTCCTGTCTGTCGCCCATCAGGGGATTTTCTTTTTTACCGCAGACGGGTGTTGGCTTTTTCACAGATTGGAGTTTTGTATGGCTGAAAACGATGTTGAAGAGAATGTTTTTCCGACTGATTGGGATGGTCTGGCCGGTTACGATGATGTGATGGCCGGATTGCCGGAAATGGTGCAGGCGGAATCTTTCTCGCCGTCTCAGACCGCGTTGTTCGCCGTGGTCGAACGTCGTTTGAACGAGCGTCTGCTTGTCATGCGTGACGGTGGCGTGTTTGGCGGCAAGGCGAAGAAAACCGTGTCGGATGATGCGGTTGCCGTTGCCATGGCCGAATACGTGGAGATCGCTGACCCTTTCTACAAGGGGCTTGCCGTTGATGCTGACGCTTACGCGGAGTGGACGAAGGGTCGTGGCCTGTTTGACCTGTTGAACATGTTCGCAGCACTCACACGCTTCTATGTGGAGCGTTTGGGAAAATCAAGCGCCTCGAAAAAGCAGTCTCGGACTGTCGAGTAGGGGTTGTCTCCGATTTTCGTCGTTTCTACCGGCTGAATCTTCCGGCTGACGTTCATGCGTATGATCCGAATTTTCTTTGCGACTTGTTGGATGGTTTGGAGGCCATTCCCGATTCGCAGTGGCGTGCGTGGCTGTTGGAGCATGATGGTGCCGGTGGCGGTTCCGGCAGTTCCGAACGATTGCAGTTGGAGTGGCTTGGTTTCGGCCAGTCCGAAATGCTGTTGCTGCAATTGCAGAACACGTTGGATTCGTTGCGTTCGCTGGCTGTTTCTCATTGGAGTGGGAAGAAGGTTGGCTTTGAGCCGATTCTTCCGCCCGGTGTTGATGCCGTGTCTCGTGATGTCAATCGTGTGGATGGTTCGCATGTGACGAGTCTGGCTGACTATATGGCTCGGGTTCGTAGTTGCTTCGGCGGCTGATTCTGCCGGTTTTTTGTTTTTGCCCATGTTTCCGAGGGGTTTTTCCTCTTTCTTCCCCTTGGATTCGTGGGTGTTTCTTTTAGGAGTGTGTGCGTATGGAGCGTCCTGCTTTTTCCGCTGGCGAGGTTGGCATTGATGTCGTTCCTCTTACCGACCGGTTTTTCGCCGAACTCAAGGCGAAGCTGCATGATCTTCGTGATCTGACGGTTCCGGTTGAGTTCGACCCGGATGACATGGCCGCTTCGCGCACGTATGAGAAGTGGAATGGGCGTGACGCTCATGTCAATGTCTCGTATGACGTTGACATGTCCGGCTTGCGTGAACTGTCGAAGCAGGATGAACTGCTGCGCAAACGGTATGAGAAGCCCGTCAAACCGGTTTTCGACGGCAGTGGTGTCGTCAAGGGTCTGGATATGGCGATCGGCCGTGTCGAACAGTTGCGTAAGGTTCAGAAGAACGTCGGCGACGTGTTCACTGAGAATCTTGGCGTGTTCGGGAAGACGGAGACGAGCCGGTTGAAGGAGCAGATGCTTCTTCTTGACCGGTCCGAAGAGAGGACGCGCAGGATTCGCGCCGACCGTGACGAACTTGTTTCGATGCGTGGCGACGAATGGAACCAGCTGAACAGGCAGATTCTTGGCAACATGAGCACGTTGGACGCTTTGCAGAAGCGTTACGACGAGTTGGGTTCCGAGATTTCCAAGGTTGCTTTGTACCGTGATTCGCTTCGTGGCGGTGGACGCCGCGATGAGGCGAAGGCGCAGACCGTCAGACTTCGTGAGCTTCGAACCGAATACCGTGCGACCGCACGCAACATGCGCGAGGTCACGAACGAGACGAACAGGCTTGCCAGACAGCAGGACAGGTTGAAGTCCGATAGTGTGGCGAAGTGGATTCACGATTTGGACAAGCAGCTTGTCGAATTGGATTCGCATACGAAGTCCGTGCGTGACACGTTCGATAGCGTGGCCCGTAGCGGTTTCGTCAAATCCTCCGACATGGGCAAGACGAACGTTCTTTCCGGCGTGAGCTTTTTCGGCAAGGACTTGAACCGTCAGCTCAATGCTGAACGTGCCGCGCGCAGGGAGCAGGAGCGGCTGAACGATTCGTGGCGTGATGGTGCCGAATGGCAGGGAACCTGTTTGGAGGGCGCAGCACGGTATGCGCGGAACCTGAAGACCGCCTCCAACGTGATGAACACGTACGGCAAGGACGTGAAAGAGGCGAACCGTCTGCTTGACGAGCAGGAACAACGGCTGACCGGCTTGCAGAATGCCTTACGCGGCGTGAACAAGTACGGCAGGTATTCGGAAGTCAACAAGCAGTTGAACGACCAGCTCGCCGCCGTCAACAGGCTCCGCAAGCAGATCGAATCCAATCCGATCAAGACGAGACTCGTGTTGGATGATAGTCGGTTCAACCGCAAGTATGCGAACATCACACATCAGGTAGGCGAGTTGACGAAGAAGCTCGAACGTGAGAACGAGCTTAGGATTCGTGTTGATTTCTGGACCGACACGGCTGATGCGCTTGAAGAGCGTCTGCGTAGGCTTCAGCAGGGGCGTATCCGTATTCCTGCGGATATCGTCGTTGACAATGAGAATCTGATTGAGCGTGCCCGGCAGGTCGCCGAAGAGGTGAGACGCAACCCGGATCGCAAGGTCGAGCTTGAGGCCGATCTTGATCTGGATATGAAGCGTGCCGAGGAGCGTATCAAGGATTTCCAGAAGGCCAATGACACGTTCAACATGGACGTGGACTTGGAGACTGCCGCCGCACGCGCCCATCTCGCTTACTTCACGAGACCGCGCACGGTTGATATTTTCGCGGAGTTCAAGGGCACTGATCTCGGCAAGATCATGAGCGGCATGACCGCTGGCGCTACTGGTGTCCGTGGCGTGCAGAACGAGTGGCAGAAGCTCGTTAACGTGTTCGACAAATTCGATGAGGTCGTGCCGAAGTGGAGTCTGCTGGGCGCGGTGTTCGCGTCTGCTGGCGCTGGTGCGTTGAACCTGTCCCGCACGGCTGGCAGTGCCGGCGCTTCTCTGGTGATGATGAGCAAGGCGGCTCTGGCCGCTCCGGGCGCACTGTTGGGTGTGACCGCTGCTTTCGGCGCTGGATATTCCGCCGTGAAGAATTACGCGGATTATATCGACGTGTCCACTACGAAGTTGGGCGGCTTGCAGAAGAAACTGTCGGATTCGTTCTGGACGGAAGCCAAGCAGCCGGTCATCGACATGATGGACGCTTTGGGCGGCAACGGGTTCGTTGACGGTATGGAGAAGGTTTCCTCCGCCGAAGGCAAGATAGCCGCGAACGCCGCGAAGATAGTCGCCCAAGGCGAATACGTGTCCCGTATCAATTCGATTCTCGGCAATGCGGTCAAGGGCGTGAACGCGCTTGACCCTGGCGTCCAGGCTGTCACCGCTTCCGTTGTGAGGCTTGGCGACAGCACCAGCTCGTATCTGCCGCGCATGGCCAACTATGTGAGCCGCAACGCCACGCTGATGGCGCAGTGGGTCGATGAGGCGGAGCGTACCGGCAAGGTCACTCAGGCCATGGAGAAGGCCATCGAGCAGGGTGGCTATCTCATGTCCAGCGTCAAGTCCCTCGGTGGTATCCTCAAGGGCACGTTCGGCACGTTGGCCGAGGGCGAGAACGGTATCGAGAAGTTCTCCGACGCTCTGAGCCGTGCTGACAGGGCCGTGAACGGCGTGAAGTTCCAAGCCACGTTGGCCGCGTGGGCTGACGGGGCGAAGACCGCTTCGGGCAAGTTCCATGATTCGTTCCGTGAGATTGGCGACGCGGCTTATGAGCTGCGGGACACGACGAAGCAGGCGTTCATTGACGCAGGCTCCATGGTGTCCACCGGCATTGGTTCCATCAGCAGTCTTGTCGGCAAGTCGAAGCATGGCATCGCTGACTTCAGCAATGGCGTGTCAGATGGATTCCAGAAGATGTTCCGTGCCGTTGATTCCGCCTCTCCGATGTTCGACAGTCTGCTGTCGATGGTCGGCGAATTGTCCGACACGTTCGGTGGAACGTTAGGGAACACGTTGAAGTCGTCGGCTCCGACGATCAAGGTGTTGGCCGATGGCGCTTCCGCCATGGCCCAGGCGTTCGGCAAGCTGCCTGCGCCCGTTCAGGCGATGGTCGGCATGTATGCGACGTTCGGCAAGGCCGGCATCAGCGCTTACAATTCGTTGAAGCGTGGCATGTTGCAGAACATCGAATCCACGTTGCAGTATCGGAAGACTTTGAGCCAGTTGGGCATCACCTCGCAGGAGACTGCGATCAGTATGAGCGAGCTGGTTCGGGCTATGGCTCGTTTGAAGTCCGGTCAGACTGCTGGCGTGCTGACCGGTGAGGTTTCCGAAATTCGCCGGATGGGTGTCGCTGCCGACGAGACCACTGCGAAGCTGAATCGCATGAATCGTGCGCAGGCTGGCGGTTCCGCCGTCGCTGGTGTTGCCGCTGGCGCTGGTTCCACGGGCTTGGTTCATGGTATCGGCGAGGCGGCTGAGGGAGCCACCCGCAAGACTGGTTTGCTGAAGACTGCCTTGAGTGGCGTGGTCGATTTCCTTGGCGGGCCTGTCGGCATCGCCATCGGCGGCGCGACCACGGCATTGAGTCTGGCGGGCAGTGCGATCAGCTCGTACAATGATGCCGTCGCGCACACGCAGACGGTGAACCAGACCGTCGCCGACTCGTTCAAGAACGTTCAAAGCGGTGCGGAGAACGCCTCCACGGCTGTTTCCAAAGCCAAGAAGACCGTTTCTAAGAATTGGACCGACAAGGATTACGGTTGGAAGCTCCCTGGTGGCAACGCCATCGAGAAGGGGCTTAGCAGTATTCAGAAGTCGATAAGCCCGTTCAAGAACGCCTCCGATGCAGCCGATACTCTTGGCATCAGCGTCAAACAATTGAATTCCGCCGCGACCGGAACGAACGACGCCTATGACAAGATGCATAAGAAGCTTGAGGACATCAAGAACGACCAGCAGTGGGTCATGGGCGCGAATGGTCAGATGGTGAACGTCAACGAGCAGCAGACCGAGGCCGCCGAACGGCTGCTTGGCGTGCTTGAAGACTCCCATACCGAATGGGTGAAGGGCATGAAGGTGGCGTCTGATTGGGTCGGCAGCGCCGATAGCGTCGCCGACGTTTCGGCGTTGGCCGCCGACAAGCTCAACCTGCTGTCCGAATCCCTCGCAGCCAACAACTACGAACTGGACGGCAACAGCAAAAACGCCCAGGCCAACCGCAAGATGATGGCCGATTACGCGAACAGCGCTTTACTGGCCGCGAAGAACATCATCTACGCGGGCAATGGCAGCGCCGAAGCGAACCAGAAAGCCAAGAACGCCGTCTATTCCGCACGTCAGGAAATCATTCAGATGGCCGAACAGTGCGGCATGTCAGCCGAGGCCGCTGCTGGGCTTGCCGACCAGATGGGTCTTATTCCCGATAACGTGTCCACGAAGTTCGATCTGACGAATATGGATTCGGTGAAGGCTCAGGTTCAGGATTATATCGACCAGCTTGAGTTGACCAAAGGTCAGAAGGAAATCATTCTTGATCTCGTCCAGAAGGGTGATATAACGAGTTTCGACCAGTTGGTCGGTGCCGTGAAGGCGCTTATGGGTGGTGCGAGCGAGAAGGATTTGGTCATTCTTCTTGACGCTCAGGATAACGCTTCGGATAAGATCAAGGATGCTACGGCTTTAGCTAAGGGTTTTGGCCTGACGAAGGCTGAGATCGATATTCTCGCCAAGGATGAGGCTGGCCCGAAGTTGGATGCCGTCAAGCAGAAGCTTCGTGACAGCGGGCTGACCGACGCTCAGATTCAGATTCTCATCGACGCTTTGGACAAAGCCAGCGACAAGATGGACAAGACCAATTCCAAGAAGAATCAGACCGCCAAAGGCGTGAGTTTCAGAATCGACGCCACTGATGATGACGCCAGCGTGAAATTGGCGAAATATCAGGGGCTTAACGGTTCCACGCTTGCGACCGCGCACACGTTTGTGATTGGCGATGATTCGAGCGCCCGGAACGCTTTCGACAATACGAGAGCGTATGACGGTGTGACGTTGGCTCAGCCGTGGGGTCGCGTGTTGGGCGACAACAGTGTGGCACGTGCCGCGTTCGCTGCCATTCAGGCGTTCAACGGTGTGACCATAGCAAGCCCGTGGGGTCGTGTGCTGGGCGACAACAGTGGTGCGCATACGGCGTTCATGGAAACGAACGCATATGATGGTACGACGATTTCCCGCCCGTGGGGTCGTGTGCTGGGCGATGCTTCCGATGCCCAAAGCGTGTTCAGCTACATCAGCTCGTTGAATGGCTCCGTTATTGCCACCCGTTACGTGAATATCGTCACCCAAAATATCGACGGTGGTCGCACGAAAGTGGCTACCGGTGGCCGTATCAGCGGGCCGGGTACCGGCACGTCTGATTCCATCCCGGCGTGGCTGTCGAACGGCGAGCATGTTATTCGTGCCGCTGCGGCGAGCAAGCTTGACCGTACTGTCGGCCCGAATTTCCTGAACGTGTTGAATGCGACCGGCGATCTGGACAGGGCGGTGTCTCAGGCTCGCACGTCGTATGCGCGTTCCGCGCGTGACATGAGCCGTAACGCCTACGCTTCCGGCGGCAGGGTCCAGAGAATGTTGGATTCGGCCACGTCCGTCACGGTCAACATTCCTTCACGGGATGATCGCGAACTGGTGTCCGCCGTGAACGATCTGCGTCGTGAGGTTGCGGGCTTCCGTGACGGTATCGGCGGTGAGATCAGCCGTAACAGCAGTCCTTGGCCTAGCAAGCGTGATTTCGTCCGTGATGTATTGGAGGCCAGTCGTGGCAGGTGAGCTTGCGTATGTGAGTGGTTTGACCGGTGAACGGTTCGACGTGTCGGATTATGCGACGGTTGATTTCGAGGGCGCGTTGGAGTTGCGTGGCCGTGAATGGGATTATACGGTGCGTAACGGCGGGTTGACTGGTGTTTCGAGGAAACGTCGGGAGATTTCCGTTGACGTGCATTATGGTGATGCGGCTGCGTTCGACTCGTTCATGCGGACGGTTGACGCTGATCTGGCTGTTGGCAAGCCGGGACGGTTGGAGGCTGTGAATGGTGCGGGGGAGGTTTGGACGCAATCGTGTTATGCGGTGAAGTCCGAAGCCTCCTCGCATCCGGATTCGTCCGACCCGGTGTGTGCGCTTTCGTTCGTCTTGTTGGATGGTGTGTGGTGTCATGATGCCGTTACCGTGTCGTATCATCCTGTGTCCGAGTCTGCTGTGTCTGGCTTGGATTTGCCGACTGACATGGGTTATGATCTGGCTGTTTCGCGTCAGTCATGCATGGTGTCTAATCGTATGCGTGTTCCGATGCCGTTTCGTCTGGTCATATATGGGGCTGTGTCGAATCCGTCGTTGACGATTGGCGGGAACGTGTACCGGTTGAATGGTGATGTTCCGGCTGGCGCTTACGTGGTGGTTGACTCGTTGAGGAAGTCGATCATGCTGCATGATGCGGATGGTTCTTTGCGGAACGTGTTTTCGTGGGGTGTGCGAGGTTCCGGTTTGAATTGTGGACAGTATGTTTTCCAACCTGTTCCGGCTGGTTCGAGCGTGGTTGAGTTGGGTTCCGGTTTCGGTTTTGATCTGACGGTTGTCGAGGAGAATGGGGACCCGACTTGGTTGATCTGATTTGCGCTGACGAGAATGGCGTGCCGTTCCATGCGGTTTCGGATTGCGTGTTTGATTGCGCGTGGGGGTCTGGTGAGAATGATTTCGAGCTGACGTTGTATGACGGTACGGTGCTGCCTGACCGTGGTCTTGTCTATGTGGATGGGACCGAGGCTGGCGGCATCGTCGATCATATGAAGGATGAACTGTCGGACGGTGTGAGTGTCGTAACGTATTCCGGTCGGAGTTGGCATGGCATGTTGGCCGGTAAGGTGTTGCAGCCGGATTCGGGGCAGGATTATCTGAAGGTGTCCGGCCCTGTGAATCAGGTGTTGTCGAACCTGTTGGCCCGTATTGGCTTGGCTGACGTGTTCAAGGTTCGCGCGGATTCCACGAAAACGATTCCAACGTTCCGGTTCGACCGGTATTGCACTGCGTATGATGGCATCCGCAGGATGTTGGCCGCGAATGATCTGAAACTCATGTTTCAGGAGGTTGACGGCACTGTATGGATGTATGCCAAGCCGATTGTTGACCATAATGATACGGTTGATTCCGATCTGGTTGATTTTTCCATCACGAAGGATTACCGGCGTACCAACCATATGATCGGCTTGGGCAAGGGTGATTTGAGGAATCGTCTGGTCGTCCACTATTATGCGGATGGTTCCGGCAAGGTGTCCAATACGCGCACGTTCGGTGGTCGTGACGAAATCGCCGCAGTCTATGATTATTCGTCCGCCGAGAAGGACGAGTTGGACAAGCAGACGAAGAAGCAGTTGCAGGATTTGCAGGGCGCTGGCGCTGTCGATGTGACTGTGCATGACGGCTTGTCGCTTGATGTGGGCGATAGGGTTGCGGGCTGCGATCATGTCACTGGTCTGACGGTTACCGCCATCGTGTTGAAGAAGATCGTGAAACTGTCCGGCGGCTTGCTGTCCGTATCGTATGAGGTTGGCGACGCGGCTTCCTCGAAGACGGAATACTCGAATTACACGAGTTCCTCTTCGTCTTCGGGTTCGACTGGTGGTGGCGTGTCTTTGACGGCTGGCCGTGGCCTGTCGATTTCAGGCGGCACGATCAACGCGGAGGTCGCTTCCGAGGATTTGGATGCCGTCAGGCAGGTCGCCGATGCGGCGAACAGGACGGCTTCCGGTTTCGCGGCGCAGATCGGCAAGGCGAATCAGACCGCCGAGGACGCGAAGAACGTAGCCGATGCGGCCAAGAGCGTGGCCGACAGTGCGAAGTCAGGCATGATGACCGATGACGAGCGGTCGAAGCTCGCTTCGGTCGAACGGGGCGCGAACGCCTACACGCTGCCGAAGGCGTCCACGGACGTGTTGGGTGGCGTGAGGGTGGACGGTTCCTCGATCGTGAGCGTGGATGGTGTCATCAGCGCGCATGTCGGCGGCGGCGCTTCCGGGAGGGTCGTGTTCCCAATCGGATACGTGGTCCAGAACACGACCGGTGTCAACCCTTCCGTTGATTTCGGCGGCACGTGGAGGCAGTTGCCTTCGCTTGGTTGTTTTACGTTTGAAAGGATAGGCTAGTGAAATCTGACGGTTACTCGAAGTACGTGTGCGACAAGTGCGGCAAGACCGCTTATGTCGCCGCTGGTGACACTGAGGCGCGTGAATGGTTCACCGTGCGCCGCTATTCGGCTGGCAAGGCGACCCGCATCGCGGATGATGTGCCGCCTGACATCTATGAATTGTGTTCCCAATGCAATACGTCTTTCATGACGTTCATGCAGAAGGATGACGCTTCGTTTGAAGCATGGTTGAAGGAGGTCGGACAGTGACCATCGAACTGGTTGACGGCAAGGCCGGCACGGCTCATATTTCAAGCGAGGACAAGGCGATCATCCATCAGGCCAAGTTCTCGAAGTCCGACGTGGTGTTCGACTGGGGCGACGTGTTCAAATGCTCGATGAGTTCGTCCAACAGGGCGACGATCGGCGCCGGCTGCGCGTCGATACAGGGTTTGGACTGGCATATCACGGCGGCGGAATCGGTGACGATCTCCAACGGATCGCAGGGCATGAAACGCAATGACATCATTTGCGCACATTACCATCGCAACTCTTCCAGCGGTATCGAGAGTGTGGAATTGACCGTGTTGAAGGGCACGCCGAACGCGACTGCCGCCGCCGACCCGACCATTCCGTCAGGGAAGATATTGTCCGGCGCGGTTGACGCGTACATGCCGTTGTGGCGTATCCCGCTTGACGGCATCACGGTAGGCACGCCGGTACGCCTGTTCACGCCGAGGGGGGCTTTGTGGGATTCCGTAACCCTTGAACGGCAGCCTTTCCCGTTTTTTGGCAATACCCTGCGATTGCAAAAACGCAATGGGCTTGTG